GAACCCTTAACTGATAAAAAAGTTAAGGGTTTTTTCGTTTATGGGATGGTAGCTCAGAGGCAGAGCAGATGACTGTTAATCATCAGGTCGAGATTTCGAAATTCTCCCTTCCCTCAATTGGTTCTTTAACATGCGGATGTCGTATAATGGTTATTACTCCTTCCTTCCAAGTAGGAGACGTAGGTTCGATTCCTATCATCCGCTCAACTCAAGTACCCGTATCGCACAGTAGGGTTAAATAAGATGGAAGCTCTGTTGCGAGAGCCAGAATGCTTGAGAATTTTGCCCGATGGTGTATCGGTAGCACAACTCCCTTTGATGGAGTTAGGGTTGGTTCAAATCCAGCTCGGGTAACATATAGAAGATTAGCTCAGTTGGTTAGAGCATTTGGTTTACATCCAAAGGGTCATAGGTTCGAATCCTATATCTTCTACAATTGGGAGTATCGCATAGTGGCAATTGCAACTGACTGTAAATCAGTTCTCATTAGAGTTCGGAGGTTCGAGTCCTTCTACTCTCACAATTGGAAATGTAGCTCAGTAGGTAGAGCACTGCACTGAAGATGCAGGTGTCAGCGGTTCGAATCCGTTTATTTCCACAATTGAATCCGTAGCTCAGTTGGTTAGAGCACCTCACTTTTAATGAGGGAGTCAATGGTTCGAGTCCATTCGGGTTCACAATATAGGGTAATAGAGGAGTCCGGTCTATCTCGCTTCGTTTGGGACGAAGAGCACGCAGGTTCGAATCCTGCTTACCCTACAACATTGGAATGTAGCTCAATGGTGAGAGCATCCGCCTGATACGCGGAAGGTTATAAGTTCGAGTCTTATCATTCCAACACACATCTCTTTGGTGCAATGGTAGCATATCGGTCTCCAAAACCGCAGATGAAAGTTCGAATCTTTCAGGGGGTGCAAATAGTTCTATGGTGTAACGGATTAGCACCTTTCACTACGGATGAAAAAGTTGGGGTTCGAATCCCTATGGAACTACAATGTTCACAAATTTAGAGTGTTCACTATTCGTGAACAATCAAAAAAAGTGAACAACAAATAATGGCGAGTTGTCTCGAGTGGTTAGGAGGAGGTCTGCAAAACCTTTAACATTGGTTCGAATCCAATACCCGCCTCAACCGGTGAAGGATACTGGGTGTATCGCCTGGCATCGAGCTGGGAAGGAGGTTCAATTCCTCACATTGCGTGGCTTAGTGGAAAAGAGTTATCTCTCATAAGGATGACCAATTGAGTTCAAACCTCAAACACGCAACATATGGTGTTTATAGTGTTAATGGTTAGCACGTCAGTTTGTGGTACTGATAGTATGAGTTCGAACCTCATTAGACACCCCAATAGAGAGTTACCCAAGTTGGTGAAGGGGCCTGTTTGCTAAACAGGTAGGATGTTAAAGTCGCAAGGGTTCGAACCCCTTACTCTCTACTGAAAAATACCCGTATGGCGGAATTGGAATACGCAGTGGCTTTAGACACCACACAATTGTAGGTTCGAGTCCTACTATGGGTACAAACTAAAAAGGTAAAATTATGGTTTATAGAAAATTGTATACAGCAGAAGAAGTGGAATTGATTTCATATATCAAAGAATATATGATTACGAATACTGATGCCGAAATCCTAATTGGATGCGATTCACAAAATTCAGGTAACAAAACTATCTACGCAATCGTAGTTGCCTTATATAGAAAAGGAAAGGGTGCACATGTATTGTATAGAAGATGGAATAGTGAAAGGGAAAGAATCCGTTCAGTTAGATTATTACAAGAAGTTTGGTTTGCAATTGAAACTGCCGAAGAATTACGTGAGGCGGGTATCCCAAAACCTAAGTGGATTGATATTGACTTGAACCCAGACCCTCGTTTCAAATCTAACGAAGTATTTCGTCAGGCTGTGGGTATGGTTGAAGGTATGGGGTATTCAGTAAGGTATAAATCTTTAGGACCAATAGCAACTTATGCTGCTGACCATTTAGTAAAAATACATAATTAAATTTGGATATGTGGAATATTCTTCGTATCTTTACATTGTTATAAGAATTAACGCTCAGTTCGACTAAGGGTTAGGTCACATCCCTTTCACGGATGTAATACGGGTTCGAATCCCGTACTGAGTACAATAGGTGTCTAAAGCATTAAAGACTTAATGATGGTAAAAAGTTAAATAATTAAGCCTCACCTATTAATTGCCTCCTTAGCTCAGTTGGCCAGAGCTCCTGATTTGTAATCAGGTGGTCGTTGGTTCGAATCCGACAGGAGGCTCAAAAGGATTGGTAGTTCAGTTGGTTAGAATGCCGCCCTGTCACGGCGGAGGTCACGGGTTCGAGTCCCGTCCAATCCGCAACGGTTCGGTAGCTCAGTTGGATAGAGCAATTCACTTCTAATGAATAGGCCAAAGGTTCGAATCCTTTCCGAATCACGTTAAACTTTAAAATAAAATGTTATGTATACAAATGTAATTTTATCTTTCATATTATTCATTCTACCAATAGAAATTAATATGATGGAGAGAGAAATTGAAATGGAGATTAAAGGGATTGAACCTGATATTGTTTCAGTAACAACCTATTCACCTACTATTGAACAAACTGATAGTACACCTTTGATTACTGCAAGTGGGTATAAAATCAATCCTGCAAATCCAAAGAGGCAAAGGATAATAGCAGTGAGTAGAGATTTGAAAAGAAAGTATAAGTTTGGCAAGAAAGTAAGAATTACAGGCATTGGTAAACTTAGTGGTACTTATACTATAAGGGATGTGATGAATAGGAGATATAAAAATAAAGTTGATATCTTAATTGGTGAAGGTGATAAACAAACATCTTTTAAGAAAGCAAAACTTTACGCAGTTATAAAATAGTATAGATGCCGGAGTGATGGAATGGTAGACATGCGACACTTAAAATGTCGTGAGCAGACGCTCGTATGGGTTCGACTCCCATCTCTGGTACGTGTAACGATTCGAAAGAATGGCGGAACGGACGCTAAGTATGAAATGGAAACTTTTGAAACTCGTATAAAGGAGTGGATGAGATACAAACCGCACAGCCGTTACATTATTTTTTTTGGGGGTGTAGCTCAGTTGGCTAGAGCATCTGCCTTGCACGCAGAGGGTCACAGGTTCGATTCCTGCCACCTCCACCAAAAAAAAACAAATAGTTATGGAAAATGAATTAACAAATGAAAGTGGTATCATTAAAATAAAGATACAAAAAGGTGACAAGGTAGTAAGTACATCAATGTATTTAGAAAACTATCTAAAATTAAAAGAACTGCACCAAATTTCTTTAGGTGATGATATGATAGATAGTCTTATTAATGAATTAAAAGATTAAAGAAATATGCCGGAGTGGCGGAATAAACAATGTACTGACGAGTTACATTGAGACGTGTCTATTCTAGAAGATGAGTACTCCGAAAGGACCTCGTGTAGGTAACCAACCCTTCCTCCGGCACCTTATGGGCTTTGGTGATATAGCCGCAAGAGATTCATATGTTTCTCATTCACTATATAAGTAGGTGATTCCACACCTGCTTATTTTTTATCGTTGGAAGAAACGATATCAGATTTTATCGTTAGATTAAACGATAATGGACTTGTAGCTCATTCGGTTAGAGCAACTGACTCATAATCAGTAGGTAATAGGTTCGATTCCTATCTGGTCCACCATAAAAATCTCATATTTTATTTGGTAATATGGGATTTTTTTTGTATATTTGGTTATAAGAAAAGGTTATGAAATTAAATCTAAACAAAGGACAAAGGTTATGGTTCACAAGTGATACCCACTACAACCATGCTAATATATGTTCATCTACAACCCAATGGTCAGACCCCGTAACAATAAGGGAGTTTAAATCATTGGAACATATGAACGCCCACCTTGTTGGTAACATCAACGAATTGGTCGGACAAGATGATATCCTATTTCATTTAGGTGATTGGAGTTTTGGTGGGTTTGAACAAATACAAAAGTTCAGAGACCAAATCGTATGTAAGAATATCCATTTAATATTGGGCAATCACGACCATCACATTGGAAATAACAAAGAAGAGGTTCAATCCCTTTTCAGTTCGGTAAACAAATATTTGGATTTGATTGTAAAGTGGAATGTGGGAACTCCGTTACAAGATGAAGCACGTTTTGCTCTAATGCACTTTCCAATCGCAAGTTGGGATAATATGGCGAGGGGAGCAATTCACTTACATGGACACGTTCACTTTAATCCATCAATGAGATTACAAGAAGGTAAGATGATGGATGTGGGATGTGAGGGTAATAACTTATATCCAATTGATATGAGTGAGATATTATCCATTATGAGAGATAGACCAGTTAAGAGTTTATTCAGTAAAGACCATCACGAAATAGTCGAAAATTATAGATAAAATGGTATGGAAACTAAACAAGAAATTAAATTGGAAGATGTATTCAATGATGAAAAACGACAAGCTATAAAAGAGTTTATTGATAAACAAGAAATAAAATATATGACAACACACGAATTCAACAAAAAGTATAAAGATTATTTAGAAGAAGGACATTACGGATTGGATATAAATATCCCATCAGTAATAGAATACTTAGATAGTATATTTGATAAAGGATTGGTAACTATTCCTGGTTTTAAATATTCTCAAATAAAATTGAAATTTAATATGTCTAGATTTTATTTTGATACTGATATGCCTAACTCATTAGAAACTATAATTTCAAATGGTATAGAAGAAAAAATAAATAAATTAGTAAAAGAATATGATGCTAATAGAATGAGTGAAGCATTATTAGGAGGTTATTTATAAAAAAATAAAATATATGATATGAATAAGATATTAACATTAGTAAGAGGATTGCCAGGAAGTGGTAAGAGTACATTCGCCAATTTTATTTGGAACGATTACTCAATTTGTGAAGCTGATAAGTTCTTCTATGATAAGGAAGGTAACTATAACTTTGATGCTACTAAATTAAGAGAAGCACATGAATGGTGTAGAGAGCAAGTGGAAATTCGTATGAAAGATAACGGAGTAAATCCACAATTCTATCCAGAAATTGTAGTATCAAATACTTTTACACAAGAGTGGGAGATGGAAGCTTACTATAAGTTAGCTGAAAAGTATGGTTATATGGTATTTACTATTATTGTAGAGAATAGGCATGGTGGAGTAAATCAGCATGGAGTTCCTGCTGAAAAGTTAGAACAAATGAAAAATAGATTTGAAGTAAAATTATAAGAAGATGGAAAATAATAATTCAGTTTGCTACGTTGCAACAATAAATGAAATCAAACCAATCGAAGGAGCTGATAATATTGAATTAGCAGTAGTTGGTGGTTGGAATTGTATAGTAAAAAAAGATGCTCATAGTGTTGGTGAGTTGGTAATCTGTGCTACAACCGATGCAGTTATTCCATTTGAGTTATCTGAAAAATTAGGAGTAACCAATTATCTTCGTAATGGTGGTAGGGTTAGAACTGTTAAATTAAGAGGAGTTTATAGTGAGTCTTTAATTATCCAATATGCATTACCCCTAATCGTTAGTGAAGGTGATGATATGATGGATTATTTAGGTATTTACAAATACGAACCACCTGTTAAAATGGTTCAATTAGCAAGTGGTAAAAAGATTCGTTATCAAGATAACCCACACTTTCATGTTTACTATAAGTTTCCCAATTTGAAAAACGTACCTGGAATGTTTACCGAAGATGACATGGTGGAAATCACTCGTAAGATTCACGGAACAAATGCAAGATATGGTATTGTTAAGAAAAATAAATTATCCATATTAGATAGAATCAAAAAATTCTTTGGTAACAAATGGATTGAATATGAATTCGTAGTTGGTTCACATAATGTAGAGAAGGGCTCAGATTCTCAAGGATTCTATGATACAAATGTTTGGTATGATATTGAAAAGAAATATGATATCAAAAATAAATTGTGGGAGTATGTTAAGAGTAATACAATGGAGCCGGAGATTGGTGATGGTATTACCTTATATGGTGAGATTTACGGAGCGGGAATCCAAAAGGGATATGATTATGGGTTAACGGATATTAAGTTCGTAGGATTCGATGTAAAAGAGAATAGTGAGTATTTAAGTGTTATTAATGCTAGGTTACTGATTAAAGATATTTTAGAATTACCTTATGTAGAAATTTTACACTACGGAAGTTGGTCACAAGAGGTACAAGATAAATACACATTTAATAATTTTATTCCAAACACAAAAGTACCAGAGGAAGGAATTGTAATCAAACACCAAACCGGCGAAAGACAAAAGATTGCAAAAGTTATTAATCCAGATTATTTAATCTTTGCAGAAAAACATAATGTAGAAGATTCACATTAAAATTATAAATTATGAACGAATCATTTTCAAATTACTTAAAAGGAATCCTTACGATACTATTGATAACCCTAGCAGTATATGTATATGATGGACATCTCCACCCAACTAATCAATCATCTCTACTAGAAATATTTGGTGCATTGATGTTGGTAATGGTTGTTATCGTTGGATTCAAAGAATACAATAAATAATGCGTAACTCAGGAATACCCTTTCCCATACAAAAAATAAATGATAATCTATATCAAGTTGTAGCAGAATACCCAACCGAGCGAATACCTGATGTTGCCCCAATAAAGGAATGGTTAAATTGTGATTCTGCGTTTAGAACAAAAAATGCTACCTATATTTTCTGCAGAACAATCGAAGAAGCAGAAATAGTAGAAGACCCTCCACAATAATATTTTTGATATATCCATATTTATAGGCATGGATTATATACAATTACAAAATTTACGAAACACTTATCCGGCACAAACAACTAACGATTTGAATAATGTAAAATCATTTTATTCAAAGGAGGAAGGGTTTGTGCGTAAATATGGAAAAGATAGAACAAATACATATCTTGATTTTAAAACATATCCAATTAATAAAATAAATGTATTAGACCCCACCATATATCCATATGTTGATTTTAAATTTATTGTTCAATTTTATGATGAAGAGGCTGGGTTTATGGAAGAATGGACATCAGCACCTTTCAAAAAATTATTATTAAAAGCACAAGAAGATGGTAATCCATATTTTAATAAATTTACAGTTCCAATAATACCAATGGATTATGGTGAATTAAAAAATCATCATAGAATAAATAAATTATCAATAGGAGAACTTTATTCAGAAACAAAAGTTATCAAAACTATTTCTACGATTGAAGAAATGTTATTACATATTCAATGGTTAGTAGTCTTTACTGACGAATTTAGAAATACTCAATCTGGTAAAATAATTAATGACCCAATATATCCAATTGATGGTATTGGTACTTGGATAACTACTCATGACCCACAAGGAACATTTGGAATAGGTTGGAGTGATTACCTAAAACAAACACTTAATGATAAAGAATTTGCAATTGCAATAACATCTGATACTCTTAAACCAAAAGAAGTAAAGATAACAAACAAATCAAGTAATAGTTCAAATATTGTAAAACAACCACAATCAGAACCATCGCCACCAGAGCCACCATCGCCCCCATATACCCCTTCTAACTATACACCCGATTATTCATCAGGTGGATATAGAAATGGTGGAATATATTACCCAACTGATTATTATGGTCCGGGATATTATAACGATGGTTATAACTCACAAATACAATTTCGAAACGATTCCTATAACATACGATAATCGAAAACTTTTAGTAACTGATATTTAATAGTAATCTAATAATTTTATCATGAAAAGCAGAACGTTTACTACACTTGATTGGAAAAAATATTTAGACCCTAATAACAATATAAGGGTTGCCCGTTTTTTAGAAAAACGTGGGTTTGAAGTGATGAATCAGGTTTCTCAAAATATTCATAAGGCAGCACGAAGGGGATTAAATGAGGTTGCCATATTAGTTCATCCAAATGCTAGTGCAATTTCAATTGTACCTAAGAGCGATTTCATTGAAGCATTAGACCATTGTAAAAATTGGTTTCAAGAAAAGGAAGAGTATGAAATGTGTGCAAAGATAGTCAAATATAAACAAGACATTTTAAATTTCAGAAAACCAATTCAGAAAAAAAAAGAGGTAAGAAAATTAATTTAACTTTTATAACAAAAAACTTATGGCCGATAATTTATCATCAAAACATAAAGAGATTACAGAAAATATTAAAGACCTAAAACAAAGACCTAAGAGTCCAGTAAAATTTCAACTAACTCTTAACGAAGAACAAAAAGAAGCTAAAGATAAAATTCTAAATAATGCTATTACCATTTTAAGTGGTAAAGCCGGTAGTGGTAAAACCCTTTTGGCATGTCAGGTAGCTTTAGATTTACTTTTCAAAAAATCCGTAACTAAAATAATCATTACTCGCCCGACAGTCAGTAAAGAGGAAATTGGGTTCTTACCCGGTGACCTTAGAGAAAAGATGGAGCCGTGGATGCAACCAATCTATTCTAACTTTTATCAATTGTATAACAAAGAAAAGATTGATAAGATATTAGAAAGTGGTGAAGTTGAAATCGTACCCCTTGCGTTTATGAGAGGTAGAACTTTCTTAGATGCATTCATTATAGTAGATGAAGCACAAAACTGCACTAATGACCAAATGGAAATGATTACATCTCGTTTGGGATTGAGGAGCAAGATGGTAGTATGTGGCGATTCACAACAAGTGGATTTAAAATATAGAGGAGATAGTGGATTTAAATTCTTAGTAACCGCAGCAAAGAAAATTAAGGATATGGATTCTCAGACCCTACTTACAAACCACCGTCATCCAGTTGTTGATGCCCTATTAGATGCATACGAAGAATTTAAGGAAAAAAGTAACCCTACTCGCTAACTAATTGATTATCAATTGGTTCGAAAAAACATCAAAAAATATTTGGTAATACCAATAATAGTTCGTATATTAGCTTTATATGACTAAGAAAGATATTACAAATATAGTTAATGTTTACTATGATAAGATATGTAAACACTATGGGTATTCTAAATATCAAGAATCATTTCCGTACTTATCAATTGAGGATTCCCCATACTCAGATGCAGACGAACCGAATTTAATCGGTGAGTATTGTTCTGATGAAAATGAATTGATTGTATATTGGAAAAATATTAAATCAGTTGAGGATTTAATTCGCACTCTTATTCACGAATATCAACATTATTTGCAATCTCCTGCTTGGATGACACGATACTATAATATGGGTTGTGATTATCATACTCACCCATATGAAGTTATTGCGTATGCAAAGGAAAACGAATACAAACTATTTTATGAAAACGAAAGAATTTAGAAGTGAATTTGATAATGATGTTATTGTTAATATAATTGACAATAATGATTTTCGTTATTCAGTTGTTAAACCATTATTTGAATCATATGGATTTGGGTTTATGATACCCGCTAACATATCTGAAAAATTGATGTTAATTGATGGTGAACAAAAATTAAATAAACATATTCTAAAATGGATTGAAGCACACGAAGTTGCACACTTCATATTGGGACACGGATTAACAAAGAATAATTCGGCAGAAGAAGAGATTGAGGCAGATAGATTAGCATACCAAATGTTAGATGGTAAGGGGTATACCAAATCTGCACAAATGGTTAAAGATAAGTTTGAAGAAAGACACGGAATAAAATATTAAAATATACTATGGGTAAATATAAATTTAAAAATCGTAAGTTTCCAATACAATTTCAAAAAGTAGTTGATTGGATTTCTGATACAAAAGGAGTTGATGTTATATTGAGTGATTCTACTTTGTTTATGGGACACTTTACACGTCGTATAACGATACATCATAATTATGATTTAAATAATAACGGGTTATATGCCCTATTGCATGAATGTGGCCACGTCCTACAACCGGCAACTAATATTGGTTCTAACTCTTATAAAAATATTGATGATACCGACCACCCAAAAGAATTTATGATGGGTCAGTTCTTAAATGAATTAGATGCATGGAATCGCGGGATGGAAATCGCTAAAAAATTAAACCTTAAAATAAATGAAAAACAATTTGAAAAAGAAAAATCTGAAGCACTACTTACCTATTTTACTACTACCCCTCCTACTTTTAGCTAGTTGTAGTAAAGAGGATATTCCATTACCACAACCAAAACCAATAGAACCACCGGTTGTTGTTATAAAAAAATCAGATACCCTATACTCACAATCATATCTCAATCAAAAATCTGGAATATTTTTTATATGGCATTATAATATTCAATTAACTTCTGCTAGAAAAATATTAAACAATGATGAGAAAGGTGATTATGGTGCCGGACAATCTTATAGTGATGTTAATGGTGATGGGTTTGTAGATATTCTTACGTCATATAGTAACGATGCTATTGGTTATAAAGGAATACGATGGTATATCAATAAAGGAGATAATAAAAACTTCTATTCAGATACAACTTATATTAATGGTAATACGTTTGGAAGTACAGCACATAAAGTTTTAAAAACTGATATTAATAAAGATGGTAAAGCAGATTTCGTAATATTAGGAGTGGATGAACGAGTTGTTGGAAACTACAATGGTAATTTTAATGTTCTATTATCAACCACTACAAATAAATTTCAATATATTACAATTCCAAATCCAAATAAATATTGGTTTCATAATGGTGCAACAGGAGATTTAAATGGTGATGGAAATGTAGATGTTGTTGCAGGAACATTTGTTTGGTATGGTGATGGTAGCGGTAATTTTACAAAATCAAATATTGAATTAAATAAGTATACATCGGCTATTTTGGTATATGAAATATTAGATATAGATAAAGATGGTAAAGATGATATTATAATTGGCGGTAATGATGTATATGGCAATACAACCATTATTTTTAATAATGGAACATTTATAAATTCTAAAACTATACAATTTAAAAAACAAACTGAATTCCTATTTTGTATTGATTTTGAATTTATAGATTTAGACTCGGATGGAGATTTGGATATCGTAGAACTTAGGGCTGATAAAGACCAAATACAAACCAAACTCTTTGCATATATAAAGACCGGTGATGGTTACTCATTAGACCCCGCTTATTTCAACGATTCGTTGGATGGTGGGAGTGTATATGGTCAATATGATAAATACGGATGGAGTACCTTTAAAGTCGATGATGTGGATGGGGATAAGATATTGGATATTGTGGCTGAGAATTTCCACGACTCCCAACCAAATGGGTATAAAAAAGTAGGGGGAAATTGGGTTAAATTCTCCTTCAATTGATAATCAATGAGTTACATATTAAAAATAATTTATAAATAGTGAATAAAAGATTTGGAAAATTCAATTATTCTTCGTATCTTTATTGTATAAGAAAGAGAGATAATAACAACAATTAACATTATGACTGAAAATAAAAAGATACTTTACATTGACATGGATGGCGTTTTAGTAGATTTAAAAGCCGAGTTTGATAAGTGGTTTGAACTCCACCCACACTTAGTTGATAAATACAAAAAATGTCCTGACCACATTCCCGGTATATTCCGAAATCCACCTCCATATGAAGGAGCTATTGAGGCAGTTAAGAAATTGGCTGAGAGTGGAAAGTATGAAATGTTTATCGCAACTGCGGCACCGTGGGGAAACCCTGATGCATCAACTGACAAACGATATTGGATTGAAAATCACTTTGGAAATCTTTTCCATAAAAAAATGGTTGTTACTCACCGAAAAGACCTTTTGGTAGGTGATTATCTAATTGATGACCGAATTAAGAACGGGGCCGGAGAGTTCAAAGGTGAGTTACTTAAATTTGGTTGGGCATATGAAACAAAAGAATGGAATGAATATCCGACTTGGGAATCAATCTTAAACAAATTGTTATGAGAATCAAATGGTTAGTATTAAGTTCTTTACTATTTACTGCTTGCAGTAAAGATGATATACCCACTCCTATTTCAAAATGGGGACCGGATGTTCAAACAAAAACAAATACCACACCAACAAAGGTTACTTATAATCCGAATGATTTTGCATTAGATGGTAGATTACCACGAGATGCGAATGGGTATTATCATTTACAATTGAATCCAAATACAAACCAAACAACACATAGGGTTACAGGTACTCTTAAAAATACTAAAGAACCAATTAAAGTTGAATGGGAAAGTAATTTATATTGGTGGTTATGGAAAGATGATGTTGTAGCAAAGATTACTAAAACTTACATCAATGAATTTACCGGTCAACTTACTTATGTAAACTTACCACCACTTACGAATTGGAGAGATGTACTAATACCTACTTGCAATCCAGCATCATATAGTGGAACTGGTGGTGAGATAAATACAATGATTGCACCGGTTAATAAAATGAGAGGGGATACCCTACGTTTAAAATGTACAATGATTGAAGCAAAAATTACTAAACAAATCAATATAGTTTTAGAATGAGTATAGAAGAAACCCCAATAGAATTTCCAGAAACACCTATAACCGAAGATACATTTGAAAGACAGGGATGGGAAAAGGTAGATGAAATGGCAGAAGAGGGTGATGACGAGGAATCTGCTCCAAGTGGAATGTACTATTATGTATTACCACTACCAAAGGATAATCCATCTGAAGATGCACCTTGTTTAATATCATCTATAAACGATGAATGGAAGAATATGGAATTACCAAAGGGAAGTTATATAGTTGAGATTGGTGATGCGGTTGGGTTGGGATATTGTGAGAGTGAAGAACAATTAGAAATTCTATATAGGGCATTGACAGGACAAGAAATTGAAGATTAAAATATAAATTATGAAAAATTATTCAGCAGAAGACCTACAAAAAAATTATGATAAATTCATTGAGGCATTGGGTAAAGTATTTAGCGGTGAACGTTTAGAGAAATTAAAGTTTATGTATTCACAAGAGGAATTGGGAACTGAATTGGTTCTTGCCCCTGCGAGTAGTAAAGAACATTATCACTCTGCATACATTGGTGGATATTTAGACCACGTGATGAACGTTGCACGAAACGCGTATAAGATGAAAAAGATTTATGAGGAGGGTGGATTGAAAGTAGATTTTACTGATGAGGAATTATTCTTCGCAGCATTTCATCATGATTTGGGTAAGTTAGGAGTGAAGGGTCAACCTCATTATGTAGAGGAGGGTTCTGATTGGCATAAGAAGAATCAAGGGGCTATGTTTAAGATTAATGGTGAGAACCATTATATGGATGTAACGCATAGGGCATTGTGGTTACTTAACCAATATGGTATTACCTATTCCGAAAAGGAGATGATTGGGATTATGTTAGCAGACGGATTATACAACGAAGGTACTAAACCTTACTTTATTAGTTTCCGTCCCGAGATGAGGTTAAAAACCGACCTACCATACATTCTACATTGGGCTGACCATATGAGTTGCAGACAGGAGAATAAACAATGGGAAGATACTAAACCTTTCTAACTGACAAGTTGTCAAATAAGATTTTAAAATACTGACAATATGTCATAAAGTACCCTTTGGTATAACAATTGTAATATTAGAGGTATTGTTTAACTAAAATAAAAAAATTATGTACACAGCAAACATTACAAACTTATTGGATTTATTTGAATCCGAATTACCAACTTGGAAATCAACATCAACCTATTCTACTTTCAGTAGATATGAGGGTAAGGTATTAGAAGATGGTAAGTATCAATTAACTCTAAATGTATTAGGTCACAATCCAAAGAATATTAAATTAGAAGTTACTGAAACTCAAATTCTAATTAAATCAAAAAAAGAGGAGGGGAGTTCTTCATTGGTTTCGGATATTGATTTAACTTTTGCACTGGGTAAAGATTATGATGGAACTAAATCAGATGCTAAATTTGATAATGGGTTATTAATCATTACAACCGATAAAAAAGATGAGGCGAAACCAAAAAAAGTTCAAATCAAAATCGGATAATTAATTTACCAACAAATTAAAAAGGGTCATTATCATTATTGACCCTTTTTTTTATTATCTATATATTTATAGACAACGAAAACAAATGAGATAATTATGAGAACAGTATTGATAGGTTCGGACTTTATGTACGATAAAGATGGTAATTTAAAACCAATCGAAATAAACACCGCAGTTGGTTGGGATGGTCCTGAAAAAGTAGAAGCAGATATAGATTGTTTAGATTTAACAAGTTTATATGAATTTGTTGAAACTAAAGGATTCACATCTGTACATTATGTGGGAGATATGGGATATGTACATAAAACATTAGAAACACATTACTCTGGAAGTTCGGTTACATATGAGTTTCATAGTGTTGGTGCAATGGCTATCACAGTACCATTTATAGAAGATAATGATGAAACACTAATTATCAGAAGTGCATATGATACAACTGCATTAGTAGACGACACCTATTGTAGAGATAAGGTGGAATTTATGAAACTGATTCAATCCCAATCATTTGGTTCTCAATTTGCATATTTAGATGACACAAATCAATTAGTATCAAACATCACAATAATACCAGATAATGGTGAACATCCTAATTTTATTTTAAAAGCAAGATATCCTGCGTATGATAAGGAAGTATACCCTAAGTTTTATAAAGTATCAACTCAATCAGAATTAGATACAATTTTACAAAATGTCACATCAGACTATTTCTTAATGGAGAATTATTGTAATACTACTAATAATTTTGAAGGACATATAAAAGTAATAAGAAGTTTAAATATATTGTATCCACCAACATTGGAATCAATCCAAATTGGACAATACACCAAATTGAATCAAAATATATTTTTTACCGGAGTAACCTATAATAGTGAAACTTATGAAGTAACTTCCGAATATAGGGATAGTTATGTGACCCTTATAAACAATAGATGGTTACCAAAATTACTTGATACCGATTTAGTTGAAATGGCTGATGGTTCATTTAAAACCACATTAGAATTACAGATTGGTGATGTAATTAAAACAATCGATATACCAAATCCAAATGGTACTGATAATTCATCTTATATTGCAAATTTTGATATAACATATGAAACATTAGTAAGTGGTACAACTTATTCGACAAATAAAATTACTAATTTAAAAAGAGTAAATTTATTAACATATATACACGAGTTAACTTTTGACGATAATAGTACATGGGAAGATACTGGAGTTTCTTCTTATTTAATTGAAAGAGATAATGTTATACAATTTGATAATTTATTCGATATTCGAAATGGAGATGTTGTTTTATTATTAAATTCAACAGAAGGAGTGATTGATTTTGTTAGAAAAACAGTGACATCTAACACTCAAATTAAAAAGGTATTTTCTGGATGGTTTATTTCGGTAGAAAACGCACATTTGTTTTTAACTAAAACCTCTTCAACAAATAATGAATCATTTGTTTCAATTGAACACAATGGTCCATCCTGTCCACCTTATGCATGTCCTTGTCCTGGTACATGTGCTTCGTGTCCTAAGTCTGAACCATATTGTGGTAGTAACCCCACCACATGCAGCTCCAACCAATCGTACTGTCCATAATTAAAATAAAAATAATATAATATAAAATGGCAAATATAATAACAAATACCGAAATTAACACATTAAATACTACCTTAACAACTATTGGTAATTTAATAGTGGCAGCAAATAGTTAATTATAAAAATAACAGGTTATGGTTTATTTCATTCCGAATATACTTTCTAACGAGGAGTGTGAATTCTTGTCTAAACGATTTGATATTGAAAAAGAAAATATTTTTTCCACAGATATTAAGGCAGATACCAATGAATCGTTTGGTTTTAGACCTTCCTATAATTTTAACAAATATTTAGAAATTCTAAAACCAAAAATTTTAGAATTTGAACCCAAAATAGATACGCTAACCAATGTTAATACATATGTTAGAGAATATTATAATGAGGCGTTTTTAGTAAAACACATAGATAGAAAAGATATAAGTGTAACAATGTCTATATGTTTAGAATCAACAATAGATAAAGAATGGCCGTTTTTTGTTGAGATAGACGGAAAAGAATATTCGTTTAATACAAATGTAGGAGATGGTATATTATTATTTGGTGCAGATAAAAATATACACTGGAGAAATACATTAATATGTAAAGAAAACGAAAAGGTATTACAATTTTTTTTACATTGGATGCCAGTTAAATATATTAATAAAAAAACAAAATCCCTAATATAAATAAGTTATGTCATTTACATATAAATCAGTATCTAATTTATTAACAAAAGAAGAGTGCGATTTAATATTAAAATTCTCATTAGAAAATTTAATATTAAACCCCGCTACAATTGTGGGGTATGATTCCCCAAATCATGATACCAGAAAATCAAATGTGGTGTTTTATCCATATTATAAAAAATTTCCATTTATATTAGAAAAAATATCTAAATTATTAGATGAAAATATTACTATAAAGGGATTTGATTTAGATTACAAAAATAGTGAATTCCAATTCACAGAATATAAAGATGGCGATTTTTTTGCTTGGCATAAAGATATTACAGGAAACGAAATTACACAACACAAAAGATATTGTTCTTTAGTTATACAATTAAATGATGAATACGACGGGGGTGATTTAGAATTAAAATTATCTGATGATTCGATAATGAAAGTAGAAAAGGGAATAGGTAATATCATTGTTTTTTTATCTGATATTAAACATAGAGTAACCGGCGTAAAAAGCGGTAACAGATACACCTTAGTTAATTGGGTTGGTATAAAAGAAATCAATAATTATAAAAAAACTTTATTATAATATGAAACTAGATTTTAAAGAAATATCCACAGCATGGTTTAATTCGATAATCCATTCAGATAAATTAAAAAAATTAGCAGATGAAAGGTTAAAAATTTGTTTAAGTTGTGAACACAAAAAAGAAATATTTGAAGGGAAAGAATGGTCTCTAAAATGTAATGAATGTGGATGCCCATTAAAAGGAAAGGTTTATACTCCGAATACGCATTTTCACCCAAATGGTTCATGTCCTTTAGCAAAATGGAAAGAAGTGGAAGATGAATATTTGAAAGATTTTAAAACATCTAAAACCATTATATAAAGTGTCTCACCTAATCAATAATGAACTTATTTGGGTTTCTATTCCAAAATGTGCAAGTCTTTCTATTGAACGAGCATTAAGAAACTCAAAACTAAAATTAGAAATGTATGACCCAAATACCATTACAAACCACTATCACGTCCCATTAAATGAGTGTTTATTAGCATGGGGAAATAAAGAAACCGTTTGTATAACCAGAGATTGGGTATATAGATGGTTAAGTTCTTTAAATTTTATTTGGGATAAAATAGAATTTGAAAGTAAGTACACCCCTATTCGTAAATGGGAAGATATTGATAATGAGTTTATATATAAAACATTTGATACCGATTTTTTAAATAATTTACACTTAGTTGATAGTGAAGATGTTGGAGCTAAAAGTTCTTTTTTAAAATTAGTAAAAGAAAACCATGACCCATCAAAAAAAATACCAGGTGTAATGATTACACTAATTTCACAAAAATATTTTTTATCAAATAAAAAATGTACATATGAGTTTGATATTAATGAAATAGATAAATTTACAGATTTTATAGAAGAAAGGTATGGTGAAAAATTAATTATAGAAAACACCAACCAATCCACAAAAAGAGCAAATAAAATTGTTATTGATGATAAATTAAAACAATGGATTTGGGAAAATTTTGAAAAGAGATTTGAAAAAAAAAATCAATTAATATAGTATATCGAAATTTATAAAAACATATTAACAAATGATTTTTGTGATACTTTAATTGAAAAAATTAAGAATGAATGTGTATTAAGTGAATCACATAAAACAGATTGGTATGTTTGGTTAATATGGGGACAAATAGCAAGTCAACCACTAAATAGAAAAATGTGGAATGAGAAAATTTATAATATGGTAATGGATGAATTAAGTAAACGTAATTTTCCTAAATATAAAGTAATGTGGTTACAAATGACAGAATATAAAGATGGTAGGTGGTTAAGACGACATGTAGATAGTGTAAAAAATAAAACATCAATAATTTTGTTATCTAATGAATTTGTAGGTGGAGATACATATATAAATGATAGAGTTGTAAATTTAGAAAAAGGCGATGGTGTTGTATTTGATGGTGGTCATCAATATCACGAAATAAAACCGGTAACGGAAGGGATACGATACGCTTTAAATTTTTGGTTTCATTAATAATAGAATATGGTAGATTTAAAAAATTATACATGTAGTGTTCCATTTAATTCATTGGAAATACACCACAATGTTTGTTTTGTTTGTTGTCCATCTTGGTTACCCAATAAAGTAGAACTTAGTGAAATACCATTAAAAGATATTTATAATAGTGAACCAATTATTGATATTAGAAATTCAATATTAGATGGTTCATTTAAGTATTGTAGTAAAGAACTTTGTCCCTATTTAAGTAAATTAGTAAACTACGGAGTAACATCAGGACCTGTTACTTTAAAATCAGATTCAAACATTACAAGTACGATTGTAAAAAATAATACACCCAATTATTTGGTGATGAATTTTGATAGAACTTGTAACTATAAATGTCCTTCATGTAGAGTAGACTTGATTGTAGAAAATAGTCAAGGTATAAAACGAGTTGAAAAAACAATTGAGGATATTGATAACTATTATTCACAGCATGTAAAAACATTATACATTACCGGCTCCGGTGACCCATTTGTATCTGTTGGGTTTAGAAATTATTTAAAAAATTTTAATCCTAAAAAATATCCTAATTTAAAATCCATACATCTTCATACTAACGCATCAATGTGGAATAAAGAGATGTGGGACAGTATGCCAAACATTCATAAGTTTGTACATACTTGTGAAATATCAATAGATGCTGGTACAAGGGATACTTACGAAACCAAAACAAGATTGGGTGGTAATTGGGAAAATTTAATGAATAATTTAAAATTTATTAGTACGTTACCACGTATGAATGTAAAAACATCATTTGTTGTACAAGATACTAACTATACCGAAATGGAAACATTTTATAACCTAATGTATTCTATTTTTGGTAAAAAAGTAAACGTATTTTTTGGTAAAATAACTAATTGGGGAACATTTTCTGAGGGTGAATTCAAATTAAAACAGGTGTGGGATACGGAACATCCGGAACACCATTTGTTTAAAAAAGAATTTAATAAAGTATGGAAAAATAAAAATCTATTTCATAATCTATATGAGTTCATTGATACTACAAATAAAACTTTAATTTAATTGAAAATAATATTATTTAACTATGATATTAAAACAAAAAATATTATTTAGTAAAGAGGAGTGTGAATCTATAATATCATATAACGACACTCACATTACAAATTGGATAATGGATGATAGAAAATATAATTCACAATCAATTACACATTCGTTAGAAACCAAATGGTTGTTTGATAAACTTAAAACATTTTTTGAAGAAGAATTAAACACCCAAATAAAAAAAAATAAAGAAGTTATTCATTTTCATAAATTTACGAAAGGTGATTGGTTCGGAAAACATAATGATATTAGAGATAAAAGATTATATAGTATTGGAGTTTTATTAAACGATGATTTTAGTGGTGGAGATTTTAAATTATACAACCCAACTGAAATCGTATTAAATAAAGTTATGGGGAATACATATATATTTGATGTAAGAATAGACCACGAAATAACACCAATTTTAAAAGGTGAAAGGTATTCTTTATTGTGGTTTTTAGAAAACGAACATATAAAAATAGAAACAAATAAATTAATTTAAACACTATGGAATTTTATCGATTTGGCCCATTATTAGGAAAAAGTATTATAAACGAAGAACTACGTTTGGAATTGTTAGAAACAGGAATAATTCAAACAATAAACGCGAGAAAACATCTTGTTGGTCATATTGAAAATGAAAAACACTATTCAATAGAATTAAGAAAAAAATTTGAACCAAAAATTATGGAGTATATTGATGATTATATTCAACGTGCTTGTAATGAGAAAAATTTAATAAAATCAAAATATAAATCTATTTTGAATTCATTATGGATTAATAGGCAAATTGAATCCGAACATAACCCACCACATCACCACCGTGATGGTCAAATATCATTTATAATATATTTAGATTTTCCTAAAGAAATACAAATGGAAAAACCATTATATCACGAATTACTTCCAGGTTCGATACAATTTTTTTATGGTTTATCCAATGATATTGATACAGATTATAATAACAATACTTTTATTAAAAAAATATTGTCACAAAAAGATAGTATATTACACCTACCTGTAACAGGTGAAATGTTCATATTTCCATCGTATTTAATGCACTACGTTTCACCATTTTACACTAAAGGAATTGAAAGAATATCAGTTTCAGGCAATATTTCAATAGTCGATATACAAACAGAAACAAATAACTTAATATGAAAGCTTTAGAATTTTGGAAATCAGATACATTTGAGATTGCATCTTACAAATATTCATTAAAAGGAAGAATAAATCAAACATATAAAACATGTGGAAGTGATAATACGGGGTTATGTACTTATAGTTATAATGAATTAGGATTTAGAGGGGATTCAATTCATAAAAAAGGATTTAAAATCATGTCCATTGGATGTTCTTTAACAGAGGGAGTTGGTGTAAACGATAATGAAACGTGGTCAGCACAAGTTTGTTCACATATACCAAATAGTATTAATTTAAATTTTGGAGTAAGTGGGAGAAGTAATGATTATATTAGTAGATGTTTAATTTCTCATTGTGATGAAATCCAACCAGATTTAGTTTTAATTTTATATACGTTTAACCATCGAAGAGAAATATATACACAATCTGACCAAATAGAACCATATATTACTGGTCAAAGTTGGGGATACTTAGAAGAAACTGAAGAAGGAAAGACTATACAAAAACTAAAAGATGAATTACAAAATGATAATGATGATTATATAAATTGGTATAAAAATCATTTATTAATAACAAATTATTTAGAAAATAAAAAAATTCCATTTATATGGAATAGTCTAGCAAATGATTACATTGATGCCAATCGACTTCTAACCAAATACGACCCGTTTATAGATTTTGGGGTAGATGGTTCACATCCAGGGCCTAAACATAATAATCATTATGGTAATAGTTTATTTAATCATATTTCAATTAAATTTCCAAATATAGTGGAATTAATAGAACATTAAAAAATTTATATATAAATATATAAAATTACCTCTTTTTTATATCGGACATATTTATAGGTGTACATTTAAATACAAATTATGAAACCAGAATACAAAATGAGAGCTCAGGAAAATTTAGAAGCAATTACTAAAAGAGCTAAAGTTATCGCAGAAATGTTAAAGGGTGAACGCCCTGCTAATCAAGCAGAGGCAGTTAAGTTATCAAATGAAATTGAAAAATTAGTAGAACTAACAACAAACATCGTAGATTTATCATAAAATGAATTGGTTAAAGTATTTAGTCGGATTATCAGCGGTAATCGTTGCCGGATGTGCTGCGTACTTTTCAGTAACGGGATTGGGTGTTTTATTTGCCGGAGCATCAACGGCAGTAATGGTAATGGCAGGTTCATTAGAATTTGCTAAATTAGTTGCTGCTACTTATCTAAAACAAAAGTGGGATGATATCGGTGGGTTTAACAAATGGTATCTAACGGCCGCCGTAGGTATTCTTATGTTGATTACCTCTGCCGGTATTTTTGGATATCTTTCTAATGCATTTCAACAACAAAATTTAGGATTACAAAAGATAGATAGAGATATTGCAGTTTATCAAACTCAAATCACTAAGAATGATGGGGAGATAGTACGATACACTACTCAATTAACTAACCAACAAAATATTCGTAATTCACAAGAGAGTAATCTATCTAAACAAATAGACAAGGATAAATCAACATCAAGAGTATCTCAGATGATTCGTTCTGCAGATAAAGAAATTACTTCCATATCAAAACGAATAGATGAATTAACTATAAAAAATAACGCAGCATTAGATTCTATAAATGTTATTAAAAATAATAATATTGAATTAGAAAAAGAAGTTGGTGGGTTTCGTTTTGTAGCAGAAGCATTTAACACATCACTTAATACAGTTGTTAAGTTTTTTATATTTATTATAGTATTTGTATTTGACCCACTTGCTATAGCACTTATCATTGCATTTAATGGATTGATTGGTAAGAAAAATATGTATGGTGAGAATGGCCCATTAGTGGAAAAAAATTATCAAATATATAAAGATAGTGGAAAAAATTCTACAAAAGACGATATTTTAGGTGATATGGTGGAAAATAATCAACAAGTGGGATTATACGAACCACCATTTGATAACCCATTAGTAGATACTCCTGATGAAGAGTTATTAAACCTCCAACCAGATTATACAGTCAGACCAATTGATTATGATAGGGATGGTTCTATTGATGGATACGATACTGATGGTGATGGATTAATAGATGAAGTAACCGCACATCCAAATAGGGCTCAGATAATTAGAGATTATAAACCCTATTACGCATTTGAAGGATTTGATTGGAGTGATAAGACAAAATGGATAAATGACCAGAACGCAGTTAATTATTGGATTCGATACATAAAACCATCTCAATACCCAACCGATTTTTCAAGTAAAACTTATTAATAATGGTAACAGTATCAGAAACAGCAGCTAAGAAACTAAGTTCACTCATTGAAGAAAGTGGATTTAAAACTCCCTTTGTTAGAGTTTCCATTAAAGGTGGCGGATGTAGCGGATTGTCATATGACCTTTCATTTGATACCGACCAACAAGTAGGAGATAATCTTGCAGAAGATAAAGGAGTAAAAATTTTAGTAGACAACAAATCATTATTATATCTTTACGGAACAGAATTAAATTTCTCAGATGGATTGAATGGTAAGGGATTTGAATTTATAAACCCAAATGCATCCCGTACATGTGGATGTGGAGAATCGTTCGCAGTATGATAATAACAAGACCAACAAAAGTACAGAAGTCGTGGGGATATGAACTATGGGTTCATAACGATGCACAATATTGCGGTAAACTTTTAGTATTCGCAGAAAAGGGTGATAAGTTTTCAATGCATTATCATATGCTTAAAAATGAAACTTGGTATATTCAAGATGGTCAGTTTGAATTCAAATGGATTGATACAAAAATTGGTATATTAAAAAAAGAAATCTTAAACGAAGGCGATTCAGTTTATATTGAAAAAGGAACACCGCATCAACTTACTTCCTTACAAGAGAAAGGAGTGGTGTATGAGGTAAGTACGGAACATTTTGATTCGGATTCATATAGAATTTATAGAAAAACACCAAATGATTTGTTATGATAAAAGTTTGGGTAAATGGTACATTTGATATTGTTCATTTAGGGCACATTCAATTATTAAAGAGGGCAGCAGATTTAGGTGATTTTCTAATTGTTGGTGTCGATGGTGATAAGAGGGTTACGGAGTTAAAAGGAGAAGAACGACCTATAAATAACATTGTAAGTAGAATTACCGTATTAGAAGCTATTAAATATGTTGATAGAGTTGTAATATTTGATTCCGATGAACAATTGGAAACCCACCTTAAAACAATGAGACCGGCCATTATGGTCATTGGTGAGGAATATAGGGGTAAACGAATTGTAGGGAGTGAATATGTAGGTAAAATCGTATATTTCCCTAAGATGGAAGGCTTCAGTTCAACCCATATAATAAATAAATTATATGATAAATAATTTGGTATTATCAGATATATTTCGTATATTTGTATAACAACAAATTGTATTAGAATGATGAATTTAGGATATGCTTGTATTAATATGAGTATGGGTAAGAAAGTAACCACTAACCGAAGTATGGTTAACCGGACATTCCAAGCCAAAGGTATGGATTATGTTTCCGAACTAGCCCTACTTAACTCCAAAGATATTATTAAGATTTTAGAATGGAATAGAATGAACGGAATTAAATTATTTCGTTTATCATCTGCTCTTATCCCGTGGGGTGACCACATCAATATTACACAACTCAAAGATTATAAGGAAATCAAACGGGAACTTAAAAAGGCTGGTGATTTTGCTAAGTTTTGGAATATTCGTATTACATGCCACCCTGGCCCATTCAATGTATTAGTTTCACCCAACGAATCAGTTGTATTAAAAACACTTGCTGATTTAGAATTGCATGGTAAGATATTCGATATGATGGGATTATCTAAAACTCCTTACAATAAGATTAATATCCATTGTAATGGTGTTTACGGAGATAAAAAATCCGCATTAGATAGATTTATCACTAACTTCAAAAGACTCTCCCCATCGGTTCGTAAGCGGTTAACAATAGAGAATGATGATAAGGCATCTATGTATTCAGTTAAAGACCTTATGTATGTCCACAATGCTATTGGCATACCTATTGTATTTGATTACCATCACCATCAATTTTGTACAGGTGATTTATCAGAACAACAAGCGTTAGAGTTAGCAATTACAACTTGGCCAAAGGATATTACACCGATAGTACATTACTCAGAATCAAAAGCATTACACGAAAATAACCCAAAAGAAAAACCACAAGCCCATTCCCTTTATATCAATTCATTACCTAACACATATGGTAACAATGTAGATATTATGGTGGAGGCCAAAGCAAAAGAATTAGCAATATTACCTTTTATAAAATAATATGGAAAATCAAGGAAAAACAAAACAACAAGTTGAAGATTCAGAAAATTTCACATCAATAGCGATAGTCGGAGGAATCGTTACACTATTGGGTATAATTTTAGTTGAATTATTTTTTTAAATGAAATTAAGAGATTATCAATTAGAACCGGTTGCTATTGGTATTGAATTTTTTAACACACCAAAAATGGCACCATCGATTATCGTTGCACCTACTGCATTCGGTAAGTCAATTGTTATTGCCTATATCGCAAAGGGTATTAATGAAAAGGTATTGGTAATCCAACCTTCAAAAGAATTATTAGAACAAAATTACAATAAACTTATTAACTTAGGTGGTAAGGCATCAATCTATTCTGCATCAATGGGTGAGAAGGAGATTGGTGATATTACCTATGCAACAATTGGTTCTATTATAAACATTGCTTGGAAGTTCAGAGAATTAGGAATTACTAAAGTTATCATAGATGAGTGTGATAGATATCCAAGAGATAAGAACGGACAACTAAGAAAGTTTATAGATGGTATGAAGGCAAGTCATGTATTGGGTTTAACTGCAACTCCACTTAAACTACAAACTAATATGAGTGAGACTGGCCCATATTCTAAATTAGTAATGTTAACCAATCGTTCTAAACATGGAACATTTTTTAAACATATTATTCACGTTTCCCAAATTGAAGAAATTGTGAAGATGGGATTTTGGGCTCCATTAGAATATCAATCTTATGATTTTAATACCGGAGCATTAGTATATAATTCATCTGGTGCTGAATATACAAACGATTCTATTGCACGTGCATATGAGAATCAAAACCTACAAGATAAAATTGTAAAGAAAGTTAGAGAACTACAAGATAGAAAATCAATATTAATTGCAGTACCAACAATTGAACAGGCAACGCAATTAGCAGGAAAGATTCCATCTGCAGCAGTAGTACATGGAGAAACCCCAACCGGAGAACGTAACCGAATCATCGAAGAATTTCGTAATCAAAAAATTAGAGTAATTGTTCAGGTGAATGTATTGACAGTTGGATTTGATTATCCAGAATTAGATTGTTTAATCACAGGTCGACCTACTGCATCAATTTCGTGGTGGTATCAGTTTGTGGGTAGAGGAACTCGTATTCACGATAATAAACAAAATTGTTTAGTTGTGGATTTTGTTGGAGCAGTTGATAAGTTCGGTAAAGTAGAATCTCTTTACTATAAAGAAGATGAGGATGGTATATGGGAATTGTATGGTGAAAATAAAAAGAAACTTACAGGTATCCCAATGCATGAAATTGGAATCCATTTAGAGGGTGGTATCAATTTATCAGAACAACGAAACGAAGAGGGGGAGATACAAAAGATTTATATGACGTTTGGTAAGTATGCAAACAAACCAGTAGCATCCATTCCACCCTACTATCGTAAATGGTTATTGGATAACATAAAATGGAATCCATATAATCAAAAAATTAAAGATGAAATTCTTCGTTTAGAAAATCTTAGGAAATAATTTGGTATTCTAAGATTTTTTTCGTATCTTAGCTTTTAATATGAAAAAACTATTAATAGTACTAATGTTATTGGGAGTAATAACGTTAGAAGCAAAACCAAAGTATCGAATCGAAACTTTTGTTATCAACGGAACCCGAATGTACCAACCACAACAAAAAGTTTGGTTCAGAACAAGTATGGGTACACTACCATTTAAAGTATGGGTATCAGGCGATTATCCATTTCCACGTAAGGAAGCAGCAGAACAAATTATTGAAAATTGGAAATCGGATTACGAAATGAAAAAAGAGTATAGACGTTCAGAATATATAAAAGTTAATTAATATGAGAACTACAAATATATTAGCTATAATATTAGTAATAACAATTATAATAATTGCATTTGGATTGAGTAGAAATTCTTCGGAAAAGCAAATTACTACAATTAGTTATAATAACGTAGATTCATTACAACGTACAATTGATTCATTACAACTTGAAATAAAAGTTCAAGGAGATGGGTTCGATTATAAAGAATTAAGATACGAAGAAACTATATTCAGATATGAATTAGGAATCGAACATATCAAACATTATCATAGAGAAGCATATGAAGAGTTTGTTAGAATTTCACAATTTAAAGAACGCTATGATAGAAATACTGAAAGAGAATTTAGAGAAAGAAACAATTTAAAAACAAAATAAATAAAACAAATGAAAAAGTTACTGAAAAAAATCGAATTATGGATTGATATCCATTTAGTGTATTTCCTATACAATGGAAACAAGACCCAACGTTATTATGATATGTTGGAAAAAAAATGGAATCTTGAAAAACAAAATATAATTCAAATAGATTTGAGTGGTTGTAAAAATTGGAATGAATGTATGAAGGTAATAGAATTAGTTACATCAGGTAAAGTTAAAATTAAAGTAAATGAATAAAACAAAATAAATAAAATAAACGAAAAATGGAATTAATTATCACAAAACAAGAATTAGTAGAGAAATTACAAACTGAAGTCGTATCAGTAACATTTACAAAAGCAGATGGTACTGATAGAACAATGTTATGTACAAAACTAATTAGTAAAATCCCACAAGAGTTTCATCCCAAAACTGATAAAGTTGTTAGATTAGATGAAAGTGGAAATGTAGTTGAATCAGACTTGATTACCGTATTTGATGTAGAAAAAACAGGTTGGAGAAGTTTTAATTTTACAAAAGTAAAAGCAATTGTTTAATGAATAGATTAGATAAAAAGTATCAACAATTACTTAGTGATATCATTGCGTTTGGTGTAGAGAAAAAAGATAGAACCGGAACTGGTACTATATCAGAATTTGGTCATCAAATACGTCATAATATGAGTGAAGGATTTCCTTTACTTACTACTAAGAAAATGCATTGGAATTCTATTGTAACAGAACTCTTATGGTTTTTAAGAGGTGATACTAATATCAAATTTCTATTGGATTATGATTGTCATATTTGGGATGGTGATGCTTATAAGAGATATCTTGAATATACTATTATGGGTGTGAATAATGGTTTTGATAGAATAGAAGGACATTTAGATAATTGTTTAGTAGAACACGATAGTGATTATGAACATTTCACAAATCCATCATTTCAATATGGTTATAGACCACACACAAAAGAAGAATTCATCAATTTAATTAAAACGGATAAAGTTTGGGCAAATGTATGGGGTGAGTTAGGACCTATCTATGGTAAACAATGGAGAAGTTGGAAATACCAAAAGAATGAATGGTATGATGGAAAGAATCACTATGAAGAAGAATCAAAATCAATAGACCAAATTCAAAATCTGATTGAAGAACTAAAAACAAATCCTGATAGTAGACGATTAATGGTAAGTGCTTGGAATGTTGGTGAATTAGACAAAATGGTATTACCTCCTTGTCATTATGGGTTTCAACTTTATACACAAGAGCTAAGTGATGAGAGACGATATAATATTTGGTTCAATAATAATTACGAAACAGGTATGGAAAGATTCTTTGACCCGAATAAACTACCTGATTTTGATAATTCATATTATACACCAACCCCAAAGAGGTCTATATCTTTAATGTGGAATCAAAGAAGTGTGGATATATTTTTAGGATTACCGTTTAATATTGCTTCTTATGGATTGTTGTTGGAGATTATTGCAAAGGAAGTTAATATGGTGCCAGACGAACTGATTGGTAATTTAGGAGATGTTCATTTGTATAAAAACCACATCAAACAAGCAAAAGAACAAATTAGTAGAACCCCATATAATTTACCAAAAATTCAAATAACGGAAAGGAATTGGTATCAACATCAGTTGGTTAAAGAAAGATTGGGTGAAAAAACTTTAGATGAAAAACTTAAAAGTTATAGACCGGATTGTTTCGAATTAATAGGATATGAATTTCATCCAAAAATTAAAGCACCCCTAAGTAATTAGATAGTATGGGGAAACAAAGGGCTAAAATAGATAAGATAATTAAAGAATGGAAAGATTGCACCACACAAGAAATATGGGAAGGTGTAAGAGATAATTTCATTTTTGGATTTTTAGGTGCAATGTTAGTTGTATTCATTGCAACTCGAGCAGATATTGCAGTACTAATAGGGTACATAACGTATTATACCTTTATGGGTAGAATTGTAAATAGACCTAAATATGTAACTGATTTTGGAAAATTAATAATATTTCCATTCCCATCAGCAATAGGTGCGTTTGTTGGTTATAAACTATCGTATATACTATTGGGATTGATAAATAAATTTTTTATATTTTAAATTTACTATATGGCAAAGAAACCAGAACCATCCGTAAAAGATAAACCATTAAAATTTGAACACATCTATGAAGATGATGACTGTATTTCTATTTGGAAATATGATAAAACTAAATTTGCTAATGGGCCGATATCAGTTGAATTTAAATACAAACCTGCTTGGACACAACGAATGAAATTAATAGAAACTCAAACCAAAGAGGCAAAGAAAGCAAAAACAAAAAGTAATGAAAAAACATTATCTAAATTCAAATAATGAAAAACATTTGGTTTTATCAAAAAAATGTTGTATCTTTGTAAGATAATATTTTAAAATAAATAGTATGAATAAATTAATAATTGAAATTCCACTTTCTTTAATAAACGAAACACCAAACAATTATGAATTGGGTGAGAAGGTTAGAAAGATAGCAAACAAATTAGTAGAACCTAAAAATGAATATGGTAAACAATTATCCATATTTCCAGAGGAGTTAGAATATACTGATGAATATTTTAAACCAAATTATATAAATCCATATCACCCATTAAGAAAATAATTAAAATGAACATAGTAAAAGACAAATTAAAATTATCAAAAACAATTAGTGAAACAAAATTCACACCTGCTGATATAGAATCTATTTCTACAATATTAGCAAGTGGATTAGTTAAATTCGGTGGTATTGGTTTATCTGCTAATCAATTAGGATTAGATGTTAGAGCATGTATAATTAATGTAAAAGACCCATTAGTATTAATCAATCCAAAGATTGTAGAATACTCACACGATTCAGTTGCATATGTAGAACAATGTTTATCAATTGATAAAACAATGAAGAGTCCAGTTAAAACTATCCGTGCAAAGAAGATTACGGTCGAATGTGATAACTTAGGGACGGTTGTATTTTCACCTGATAATGAGTTGGGTGATTGGAAAGATTCTGAAGAGTTTTTTAATGATTTAGGATTGATGGAATGTGTTGTTGCACAACATGAAATCGACCACTTAAATGGAATTCTAATTACAAATCCAAATCGTAGATATTCAACAACTTATATTGCACCAAAAACCTATGGTAGAAATGAGATGGTAATGGTTCAATTAAAAGATGGTACTACTGAATTTGTGAAATATAAAAAAGCACAAAGTTTAATTGAACAAGGAGGAAAAATCCTATAAGTAAATTATGATTTATAATTCAGAATTACATAATTTTAAACAATTTATATCTAATTGGGATATTGAAACTGAATATGTTTTATTTGGTGCAAGTAAAGAATGTGTCCAATTTATTAGGAGTATGGATTTTTTGCTTGGAAGTGGTAGATTAAAAATAAAATATATTGTTGACCACGATGTAAAAAGTAGTACGATTATAAATAATTTGAATGAAATTAGTTCTTATTATCGTGAATCCAAGCAATATAAGAGTGATAGAAAGAATATAAAATTAATTCATATAGATGAGTTTAATGGTAATGAGAAAGTTATTATTACAACGGATGAATATAGACAACGTTATATAAAGTATTTGGATGAACGTAATGTAACCCACACCACATATAAACACATAGCAGGAATCTGGCCGTTGATGTATAAGAATTTAGTTCATATATTTCAAACGGATGTATTAGTAACTGAAAGGTGTAATTTAGCGTGTTCACATTGTAATATGTTTATACCACATTACGATAACCCAAATCATAGAAATTTATCAACTATTATAACCGATATAGATTCATATTTTAAAGTTGTAGACTTTGTAAGTGTGTTTCATTTAGTTGGTGGAGAACCCTTCCTACACCCAGATATTGAAAATATAATCCAACATATTTTATTAAACCATATAGATAAATTAGATAAACTTATAATCACTACTAATGGTACAGTTACTCCAAAAGAAAGTATTCTTCAATTATTAAAAGATAGTGATGTTATTTTAAGTATAAGTGATTATTCGGATAAATTACCTAAACTTAAAAATAAAGTTATGCGTACTATTGAGGAATATAAAAACTATGAGATTAAACATTATGTTAGAAATGAAATAGAGTGGTATGATTTTGGAGATTTAAGAGTTAAAAAGAATTTAGAAATAGATAAGTTAATTAAACACTTTGATAGTTGCACAGCACCATTTAGAGGATTGAATGATGGTAAGTTTTATTATTGTCATCTTAATACTTCAGCAGTTAGAACAAACCTATTTCCTTTAAGTGATAATGATTATGTTAGTTTAAATAATATATCAAATGAAGATTTAATTAAATTTGATTTGGGTTATACTGATTTAGGATATATTACATTTTGTGATAATTGTAATGGATGTAACACAGGAATTAAAGTGCCAGTAAGTTATGAAAAACAAGGTATAAGAGAATTATGAAAATAATAATTGATATAGATAACACATTATCAATAGCTAATGATAGATTTAAATTAGCAAAGAAAGAAAACGGAAAATTGGATTGGGATGTTGTACATTCGCCTGAAAATCTTATACAGGACAAACCAAATTTACCAATGATTGAATTGGCCAAGAATTATAAAGAAAATGGGTTTGAAGTTATTATATTAACAGGCAGACCGGAATCAACAAGAAAGGTTACAAAAGAGTGGTTACAAAAATATAACATACCATACGATAATTTGTATATGAGAAGTTGGGAAGATAACTTTTTAAAAGCACCCATCTTTAAGAAAAAAATATATGAAACCGAAATAAAAGAAAATGTATTTTGTGCATACGATGATGACCAACGAGTGATAGATGTATGGGTTGATTTAGGAATAACCTCTTTTAAAGTTTTTGTAATATAATGACACAAATAGACAATCATACAAAATCATTAAAAGAATTAGGCTATAATTATTTTGGCCCATTATTATTCAATTACTTTGATTGGTTAAAAACTGAGATTGGAGATTGCGATAAAATCCTTTTTAATTCAAGAGAAGGATTATTTTTACAAGAAATCTACGAATTATTTAGAGAGAAATATAACCTACCACCATCAGTATATTTTAAAACATCTCGCACATTATCAACAATAGTTTCAATTTTTAATACGGCCGATGTATTTAGAACATTTGATTTACATAGATATAATGGAAAATTATCTAATTTGTTAAAAGATAGATTTGGTATAACTCCACCTATTGAAAATGATACAATGGTAGATAGTAATGAAAATTTACCAAATTTAGATTTGTATTTAACAGAAATAATAGAAAAATCTAAAGTAACACGAGATGAGTATAAAAAATATATATTAGAGGTTATAGGAAATTCTAAAAACCTATTGATGGTTGATAGTGGTTATCAAGGAACTACTCAATATAATATAGAAAAAACATATGGATTAAAATTTAAAGGTAGATACATTACTTATAAAGGAAATCCCCTATTAGATGATGTAAAGGGTTTTTATGATTTTGAAACCCATAAATTAAAAGATAATATAATATTTTTAGAATCAGTATTAACTGATAAAGTTGGCACTTATATTGATATTATAAATGGTGAATTCACAAATGAAGAATCGGGTGAGAATCAAACTCATTTTGATAAAAAAAATGAAATAATAAATGGAATTAAAAAATTTATATTAGATATGTTTAATTCAACTGAAATCGTATCTAAAGCAAACGCTGATTATATGTTTGATTTAATGTGTACGGATGGATATATAAAAAACGAATCGTTATTTGATAGTTTTTTCCACGACAACAAATATACAAGAGATATTACAAAAAAAATAAATAGAAACTAAAAACAATAAAATGGCCAAACTAATATTTAAGTACACCGATGATGATTACATTGAACATGCAAGAGAAGCATCCGAAATAGAATTTACAATACCAGATGAATTGAATATTTTTGAATTTAAAACTATATGTGCAAGATTAGCATCTGCATTGGGTTATCATGAAGAATCGATTAAAAAAGCATTTGGTAATTTAGATGAAACTAATAATTTTACTATAAAAGATTTAATAAATGAAATTAACCAAAAAGGAGCAGAAGAAATTGATTCTTCAACAGATAGAACAACACACTTTAAATCATAGTATTGTAATTGATACCCTTGTAAATCTTTTAATTGATAAGGGTATAATTTTAGAAAAAGAATGGTATGAAAAAGTTCAATTAAAAGTAAAACAATTAGAAAACAATATAAAAAAAGCAAACACTCAAACAATCGATGATGATTCTAAATTAGGAATCTATTACGGGCCGATGGGAGAAGCATAAAAACAACCTATGACATACATTTATATCATTTTACTGATTTCAGTAGTGTTAAATATAACATTTACTATCGGTATATTCAATTTACTGAGACAAAACGAAGAATTGGAAGACACTCTTGTAGAAACTACATTAGAAGTTAAATTTAAAGTATCTAACGCATTAGAGAATTTAAGGAACATCGATACTCGTGGTTCATTTGAATCCGATGATGAAGTAGGTGCAACTTTTACCGAATTAAAAACAATTGTTGAAAACCTAAACGAAATATTATAATTACCAAAATGGCAAAACAAAGAAAACCAAAATCAAAAATATATTTCGGTACACCTGCACAAGATGCAATTGTAGAGTATAATAAATTAAAAGACCCAGTAAAACGTAGTAAACTTTACGAAGAAAAAATTAAAGCACCTTTTGAGAAATTAGCAGAAAATGTAATTAACACTTTTAAATTTTCATATTTTGATGTTCCTAAAAAAGATATTCAAACCGAAGTTGTATCTACATTGGTAGAGAAAATGCATATGTTTCAAGAAGGTAAAGGAAGAGCATTTTCATATTTTACTATTATTGCAAAGAATCATTTGATTTTAAAAAATAATGGTAACTACAAACGTTGGAAACAAAATGCATTGATATCCGATATGCCAGAAAGTTGGAATCCAGAGAATGATTTTTATGAAGTAGAGGAAGGTAGTGAGTTTAGAGAATTTAAAGACCTAATGTTATTGTATTGGGATAAACATCTTACTACTATTTTTAATAAAAAAAGAGATATACAAATTGCAGATGCAGTATTAGAATTATTCCGTAGAAGTGAGTTTATAGAAAATTTTAATAAGAAACATTTATATCTACTTATAAGAGAAATGACCGATTGTAAGACTCATTATATTACAAAGGTTGTAAATGTGATGAAACAACATCAGAAAAAAATGTTAAATGATTATTTAGAAACCGGAGATTTCACAGTTAGAAGTGAACCATTTTGGGTTGATATTTCAAAAATTGATTTAACCGAAGACGATATAGATGATGAATAAAAAATATATTTTAGGTATAGCATGTGGTTACCACGATTCCTCAGCAGCATTGATATTAGATGGGTTGGTTATCGGTGCAATGGAGGAAGAACGTTTTACAGGAGTAAAACACGATGCCATATTTCCAACTAATGCTATCAATTGGTTGTATAAGGATAATAAAATAACAGGTAATGATATATCAGTTGTTACCTTTTACGAAAACCCTAAATTAAAATTAGAACGAATTGAAGAATCTACTAAAAGAGGTGGATTAGTTAATTTCTTTAAACGAAAATCTATTATTGATTCAAATAAAGAACAGGCTAAAGAAATTGAATCTAAAATATATGAGATTACAAATCCAAATATAATCTTAGCATATGGTGACCATCACCTATCACATATCGCATATTCTTATTATACATCTCCATTTGAAAGAGCAACCATATTATCAGTAGATGGAGTGGGTGAATGGGAAACTACTGTTTTAGCATTTGCAGAAGGTAAGAATATTACAAAATTACAAAATATTAAATTCCCACATTCATTAGGAATGTTATATTCTACAATGACAGCTTTCTTAGGATTTAAACCAAATGAAGGTGAGTATAAAGTAATGGGTTTAGCACCATATGGTAAGTCAGAAACGTATTTAAATAAATTTAAACAATTATATAAATTAACGGAAGATGGTGGGTTTGAAATCAATATGAATTATTTTACATATGATTATTCAAACAATTCAATGTTTAATGAAAAATTAGCGGAGTTGTTTGAACTCCCAAATAGATTACCAGAAGATGAGTTAACACAAGAACATAAAGATTTAGCAGCAACAATTCAACATCAATACGAATTTCTATTTTTTAGATTATTAAATAAAATGTTTGCTATTAGGGCAACGAATAATTTATGTCTAAGTGGTGGATGTGCATATAATGGAACTGCAAATGGTAAGATTTTAAAAAATACTGGTTATAAACAATTATGGATTCCACCTGCTCCATCTGATGCAGGTTCTGCTATTGGGTGTGCATTAAATTACTATTATACACATAACGAATCCGCCGTTAGAGTTCCGAATACAAATCCGTATTTAGGTACATTTAATACTAATGATGAAATCGAAACCGAATTAAAAAACTATGAAAATGAAGTATGGTATGAATATAAAAATCATTCAGAAATTATTACAACTATTTCTAGAGAAATTACAAATGGTAACGTTATCGGTTGGTACGAAGGTAGAATGGAATTTGGTTCAAGAGCCCTTGGCAATCGGTCTATATTTGCTAATCCGCGAGACCCTCAAATGAAAGCAAGGGTAAATAAGGTAATTAAAAAAAGAGAAGGATTTCGACCATTCGCTCCGATTGTAAAAGAGGAAGACCGATTAAAATACTTTGATTACAAAGCATTAGTTCCTTATATGAATCAGGTAGTTCAAGTAAAAGAAGAACATATAAAAAATCTACCGGCTATTACACATATAGATGGTTCAGCTAGAATACAAACTTTAAATTTTAAACAACATCGTAGAGTATATTCCTTGCTTAGACAATTAGAGGAGGATAACGGATATCCAATTGTTTTGAATACATCATTCAACGTTAAAGATAAGACCATTGTAAACACCCCTAAAGATGCAATAGATACGTTTTTAGATTGTGATATGGATATGTTAGTTCTTAACAACTATATCGTTAAGAAAAAAATAAAATAGAATACAATTAATAAGAAAGGAGTTTATCTCCTTTTTTTATTTATAACTATATTTATTGTAGAGATTTATAACCAACTCATACGAACACCTAAAATGAATATCATACAAGAATGTATTATAGTTTCTAAAGAAATAGATGATAAATTTATTTTAGCAAAAAATCGCGATAGAGGGTATCATCCTAAATTAGAAGTAATCCACGAATTAATCGATGGAGTTGAAGTTGCCTATTTACACGATGAGGTAACTGATTGGAGTGAGGGGATGAACGAATACGGATTAGGCGTAGTTAATTCAGCCCTTTTAGTTGGATACGATGAGGCGGAAGGAAAGTTGATTCAAAATATGAGAGGGTATGGTGCAGACGGTGCGAAGATGAGAAGTATATTCTCAAAGAAAACTCTTAAAGAAGCAATCAAAGCAACAATAGTTTGGAAGGGAAATAAGAAAAAAGGATTAAGTGGTCATACATTTATTTCTACACCTAAACAAATGGTAAGTGTTGAAAATATACCAAACCTTAAACCTCAATTAGAATTACAAAATACTGAGAGTCCAGTTGTTAGAACAAATCACGGGCATGTTTATGTTGGTACAGGTTATTCTGATGGTAAAAAGTATTTAAGTTCTAAAATGAGAAAATTAAGTGCTGAAAAGATAATTGATAAAATTACCGATTGGAAACAAGTAGGTGTTGCATTAAGAAAACAATTCTTTAAAAAAGATAGTGTATTGAATATGAGAAAGGATACTCCTAAAATGTGGACGTCATCTCAAACTATAATGAACTTAACCGAAACTATATTAGAGGTAAACTATTACGACCATAAAGTTAAATCTTTTAATGGAATTATCAATAAACTACCTAAAGGACATACTCCTAAAATAAAAATTATTATAAACAAACTAGAAAAGGAATAACGCAATGGCAACTACAAAAAAAGAAGTAAAAGATAAGAACCGAAAGAAAATTGCTAAAAAGACAGTATCAGAACAGCAAAAAAAAGGAAATTATAAAAAGAAATCATAATTAAGAAAAACCCCACTAAAATGGGGTTTTTTTATTCCCTATATTTATATAATGAACTTAATTAAAAAAATATGAGTATAAATTTTGAGTTATTTCCGGGCAAGGATTTAAGTGGATTGTTTAAAGACATCTATGATAACCAACAAAACAAAAGAAAAAGAATTTCTGAATTAATCGCAGAAATGAAAAATATTATTCGTCATGCGGGTGATATGGCAGTTATTGGACCAATCATAAAAGACCTAGTCGATGTATCAGTTAGGAATGATGATTCTCTAATAAAACTTGCAGCAATTGCACAAAGAATAATTAGTGCAAATTCAAAATCCGAAGGAGATGTTGGATTCTTATCTGATGCTGAAAAGGAACAATTATTAAGAGAAATCGAAATAACTGTTTTAGAAGTAAAAGATGAACAAGATGCTAAGGTCGATGAGTTAACAAACGAAGTAGAAGAAATAAAACAAAAAATTAAAAAGTAATGGCAACTAGTAGATTAGGTATATCAAATAGTGGATTTAATCCCAACTCAACATCTACAGCAGGAACTGCAAATAACACAGTAGGTATTGTAGTAGATATCATATTAGATGATACAAGTGAATTATTACTTAAATATGATTTTAGTGAAGTAGAACAAAAAAATACATCTAATATTGGATTCGCAGCAATAAGACCAGTAAAGGATGCCACATCAGCTACTAAACAAAATAAAGCATATCCACCATTTAATCCAGAGGAAGGCATTCCATTAGTGGGTGAGACAGTTCAACTTATAGATGTAGCAGGTAGATTGCATTATAAAAGAACTATTTCAGGAAATATTAATATAGGTAATGCAAGAACCGATATAGATGTAAAAACCTACCCAATTACTCAACCTGCCGGTGGAAGTGGTGCAAGTGAATTAAGTACTGCAAATGCTACGGGAACACCTAGTGGTGGTGGGGGTACTGATGATAGAAAAACTGAAATCGGTAAATATTTTAAAGAACAACAAGTTAATCCTCTAAAATTATATGAAGGTGATAAAGTAATACAATCACGTTTTGGTCAATCAATTCGGTTTAGTGGATATAATAATGGAGATGGGGAAGATAGAAAATTTGCACCAACTATTATTTTAAGAAATAGACAAAATAGCGAATCACTTAATAAACTAAAAAAAGGGTCTTTAACCGAAGAAGATGTAAATAAAGATGGTACAACTATCGCAATTACATCAGGTGATTATAAATTAAATTTCCAACCGGGTATTATAGATGATGGTGGCTCTTCAAATTTTGAAACTAAACCAACTCATTTTGAATCATATCCATCGGAATTAAAAGGTAATGACCAATTATTACTAAATTCTGAAAGAATTATATTATCTGCTAAATCCAAAGAAATGATTTTCTATTCAAAAGGAAATTGGGGATTCATATCAGATGGTAAAATGTCAATTGATAATGGTAAAGCAGGTGCCGATTTGGATTTTAATGGTGATGTGAGAGTTACCACAAATGATAATAACACATATATTTTAGGTGGTAAAGGCCAAATATATTTAAATACTGAAAGTGATGCAGAACCATTGGTAAGAGGCCAAACTTTACAAGGATTATTAGAAGAACTCATTGATGCCATTAATGCACAAATATTTAAAACACCATCTGGACCTACTGCAACCGGTCCTGAAAATAGAGGTACATTTAATGATATTAAAGGTAGATTAGAAAAATTCAAATCAACTTTAAATTTTACTGAATAAAATGTCTTTAGAAATATTCAAACAAAATATGTTAAGTTATATGCAAAACCAACCAGGAATTGATTCCTATGGCGATTTTGCAAAAAAACTTACATCAGAATATGATATGGCAGTTAAACGTGGATTTGATTCTGTCAATAGTATTACAGTTGGTAAGGGTAATACTGAATTAATGGAAGCAACCTTAAATGGGATTCTTGCAACTGCATTACAACAACCATCGGGTGAACATCCTATTATTACTAATATGGGTCCTGCGTTTATCGCATATTGGACGGGTGCAACTATGTCGGCAGTTCCACCACCCGTTATACCATCTCCTGGTGCAGTTATAAATATTGCGATAGTTAGTAGTATGATTACAAATCCAGGAACGTGGCAACCAACTGATATACAAAGTTTAGAACCAATCTTAATAAAAGCATCGGATACTACTACTCCTACTAAAAAAGTATTTGAAGATAGTTATGCGTTATCAGATGAAGATATTGCAGTAAAAAAAGAAGAAGTTAAAAAGGCAACAACTACATTAAATCATCCAAAGGCTACCGAAGAACAACGTGATGGTGCTAGAGAATATATTGAAAAAACACAAAAAGAAATTGATACAAAACAAGCTAGTTCGGTAGAATCAAACGAACCTATAAATTCAACTCCTGTTAAAATTGATGGTAATACTGATACATCATGTCCTATTGGATTAAAAGTAGTTGAGTTTGCTAAAAAAGATGTTGGTATATTGGAAACTGGTACTAAAGCAAATAATGGTGCAGGAATGAATTATGGAGGAAACCAAGCAGGAGGAGAAACTCCACCGGGAAAACCCGGCCGGATTGATACAATGGTTCAATTAACGGGATTAGATAATCAGGGACAGGTCCGAGCAACAGGTGAGGGATATTACTGGTGTGCATCTGCAGTAACTGCTTGGTGGAAATCTGCGGGGTTAAAAACACCTCCTGGTTCTGCCTCGTGTAAGAATTGGGCTATTTGGGGTAAAAAAAATGGTACATATACTAAAACACCGAAAATAGGTGCTGCAGCGTTATATGGACCGGAGGGTAAAGAACATCATATTGGAGTTGTAGCAGCAATATCTAAAGATGGTAAGATAACTACAATAGAAGGAAACACAGGCGGTGGTGGATTTAATAGAAATGGATGCGGATGTTTTGTAAAAACTCCAAGAGTATCAACCATTTCTGGTTTTGTGATTCCACCCAATTGTATGGATAAAAAATAAAATTATAGTATAGTTAAACGAAATGGCAAAACCAACAGATGATTCGGCAGTATTTTTAGACCAATTGATTGCATCGATTCAAACTCACTTGCCTACAATTCAAGGAATGTTTTTAACTACATCTCTATATCCACCCCTTTTAACACCTGGGCCGGGTGCAGTTCCATTTGTAGGTTATACAATACCACCTGCAAGTCCATCTCCACCAAATCCACCGATAGATGCTAATCAGCAAATTGCTGATAACAAAACAGCATATGATAAATTGGATTGGTCTAAAGTTGGTTTAGATAAAAACGACCCCGAAGTACAAGATATAATAAATCCAGATGTTAAAAAAATTAGTAAAAAGATTTTTGAAGACCCATATGTAGAAGATGATTTGGAAGGTGGTAGTGCAAGGGTTTCTCAATTAGATAACTCTAAAGCAGAAAAGATTGACCAAGCACTTTATGACCAGGGAATTCTTAAACCACTTGAAACTGATACTGATTTAAAAAGTGGGTATAAAAATTTAGATGAGTTATTAAAAATTGCCGGAGCATGGGCACCTAAATTGGGTAAGAATCCAAGAGTTAATTATGGAAATTTAAGAAGTGGTTATATCAAAGGTGTACATGGATTATGTCCACAAGGTACACAATCGGTCGTAGTTGCATTAACAGGTGTAAGTGGGTTAGGTAGGTTAACTGGTAATGCCGATTGGTTTTCATTCAAAGACCCATCTACTGGCGGAGGGCGTTCATCTTTTGCAGTAAATATTGGTGGTAAAGTTTATTATAACGAAAAGGTCAAAGTAAATTCAGTATATACTAAAAATCCTGCACAATGGCAAGTTGGTGATATAGTTGTTATGGGGTACTTAGATGATAAACCATATGGCCATATTCAAGTTTGGACAGGATGGAAATGGGTTAGTGATTTTTCTCAAAATGTAATTCAAGCCAACCATGTTGATAATACAACTATTGCAATGTGGAGGTTAAATGAAAATGGTAAAGCAGCAATCCAATCTCAGAAAAATAAAAAAGCATAAGATAATTTAGGTTAAAATCCTTTATAAAAATGCAAAATACTCAAAACATATATTTATAGTAAGTTAACAAATATTTTTAAAATGGATTCTAAAAAATTAGCACAACTAATTAAATTGGTTGTAGAACAAGAAATTAAGAAACAGCTTCCTAAAATGATTAAAGAGGAAGTTACTAAGTTATTAAACGAAACGACAACTCCAAAACCTAAAAAGGATATTTTGGAAGAAGTTGACCCATTTGAGTTGGCAACTCTATTATTAGAAAAAGATAGAACAACAACTACTGCTATTAAAGAAGAAGTACGACAAGTTCAACCAACAAAACAATTGAGTAGAAATTCAACTATAAATGAAATACTAAATCAAACCAAACCATTTACTGCTGCACAAAGAAATGCAGGACAAGTGGGAGGTGGTTCATCTATTTTAGATAATTACCAAATGGAACAACCAATAAATGAAGGTTACACAAATTCACACATTCCAAACTATATGGATGCTGAACCTGATATAGATGAAACAATATCATACGGAGGTGGAGCACAAGGTGGGATTGAAACAATGAGAAGTCAAATGGCTTCTAAAATGGGTTATGGTGATATGGGAGGAAGTGGTGCTAAAAAAGGTGGATTAGGTGTTACGACTGGATTAGCAGGATTAGACAGAATTTTAAATAGAGATAATTCGGAATTAGTTAAGAGGTTTAAGAAATAATATGGCTTATGTACTTGGTAGTAAAATTGTAAAGGATACGCAAGAATTTGATTCTTACGCGTATGGAATAACTTTACCCATTAAAAAGGGTAATACTGGTTATTTTGAACAAGCCTTTACATCTTTCGAACAAGCAAAAGCAAATTTAAAAAATTTACTATTAACGGCAAAAGGTGAGAGAGTAATGCAACCAGAGTTTGGTACGGGATTACAATCACTTTTGTTTGAACCGATGGATGATACGTTTGAATCGAGATTACAAGATGTAATTACTCAAACTGTCAGTTATTGGTTACCATATATTAATATTGAACAAATTGATGTAGAAATGACTGATGCTATGAAAGATAGACATACTGCACATATGACAATTCAGTTTACGGTCGGAAATACAATTGAAACACAAGAAATAACTTTTACAGTTAGGGGATAATAATAATGGCATTAAATAGTATAACAAGAAAAAGTAATCAAGGTAGAGATATAAAATATCTTAATAAAGATTTTGCCGGTTTCCGTCAAAACTTAATTGAGTATGCCAAAACTTATTTTCCACAAACATATTCGGATTTTAATGAAACCTCACCAGGTATGATGTTCATAGAAATGGCATCGTATATTGGGGATGTTTTGGGTTATTATATAGATGATACTCTTAAAGAATCCTTAATGTTATATGCAGAGGATAAAGAAAATGTTATCGCACTTGCACAATATTTAGGATACAAACCAAAAGTAACATCACCTGCATTAGTAAGATTATCAGTTTATCAATTAGTTCCAGCAACTGGGTTGGGTGTGAATAATAGACCTGATTCTGATTATTTCCTTAGAATTAAAGAGGGAATGGTAGTAGAGGCAAACACAACTGGTACATTATTTAGAACAACTGAATTATTGGATTTTAGTGTTGAGGATGAAAGAGAAATTACAATATATAGAAAAGATACAAATAACGAACCAACTTTTTATTTAGTTAAAAAATACGTTAATGCAATATCTGCGGAATTAAAGACGGTGGATATTACATTTGGAAGTGCACAAGAATTTTCAAAAATAGATTTAGCAGAAACAAATATAATTCAAATATATGATGTAAGAGATAGTAATGGAAATAAGTGGTACGAAGTTCCATATCTTGCACAGGAAATGGTATTTGTTGATTATCCAGTATCACATCAAACTGATAAGGATTTGGTACAATTTAAAGATTCAGTTGCAAACGTTTTAAAATTAATAAAAACTTCTCGTAGATTCGTAACAAAAGTAAATGCAGACAACACTACAACAATTGTGTTTGGTGGTGGTAATTCTACCTCATCTGATGAAACTCTTATACCAAACTTTAAAAATGTAGGATTGGGATTAAATTCATCAATAGATAATTTAGGTGCATCATTTGACCCTGCAAACTTTTTAAAGACAAGAAGTTATGGACAAGCACCTGCTAATACCACTATTACAGTTTCGTACTTAATAGGTGGTGGAATTTCAGCAAATACACCAAAAGGTGAATTAAATAGAATAACAAACGTTTCGTTTGATGAAGATACAATTTCACTTAGTGGAGACCAATTAGCAGCATATAAAGTTGCTAAAGGTTCAATTGCAGTTGAAAACGAAACAGCAGCAAATGGGGCAAGAGGTGCTGAAACTATTGATGAAATTAGAGAAAACGCACTGGCAACCTTTGGTTCTCAAAATAGGGCAGTAACCCGTAAAGATTATCAAGTAAGAGCACTATCACTACCTGCAAAGTATGGTGGTGTTGCTAAAGCATATTGTGCACCGGATGGAGAATTAGATAATAACTCACCATCATCTATCCTTGCAAACCCAGATACTCTAAGTGAATTTACAGGTATTGTAACAAGTTTACAAGGTAAGAGTGAAATGGAAATTAAAGATGCGGTTAATAAATTTTTAGTAGGAAAGAAAAATAATACTAATGAAAAGAATAATCCATTTGCAATTAACTTATATATTTTAGGGTATGATTCTAATAAGAATTTAGTACAAATTGGTACAAACCAAGCCCTAAAAGAAAATCTTAAAACTTATTTAAATGAATATCGTTTGTTAACAGATGGTGTAAATTTAATGGATGGATTTATTATAAACATTGGTGTTGATTTTGAAATTAGAACTTATAGTGGATACAATAAAAGAGAAGTATTAGTAAGATGTATTGATGAAATTACAAATTACTTTAATATAGATGATTGGACATTCAATATGGCAATTAACCTAAGTGAATTAGAATTATTAATTGCAGGAATAGAAGGAGTTCAATCCGTTCCAAAATGTGAAATTGTAAATAAATGTTTAGGTCAATATTCAAGTAATTCATATAACATTGCAGAAGCAACAAAAGGTAAAATGGTGTACCCATCATTAGACCCGTCAATATTTGAAGTTAAGTTTCCGGCAAAAGATATTAAAGGGAGGGTTGTTTAATGTATACTTTTTTAACAGCATCAAAAGATGCAACAATCTATTTACAACAACCAACTCAAAACACTGGTTTAGATGAGATATTAGAAATTTCTAAAGTATATTATGGAAATTTAAAAGATGTTGCCCATACTTTAATAAAGTTTGAAACAACTGCTCTTTCTGCATCTCTTGCTAGTGGTGCGGTTACTATGAGTTCTGCAGAATTAATTCTTAGAGAATGTGAAGCAAATGAAATACCAATAGATTATGTAATCTATGCAAATCCAATTACACAAAGTTGGGATATGGGAATCGGTACTCGTTTTGATGATATCTCAACGGATGGTGTTACTTGGAATCATCGAAGAACAGGAGTAGATTGGATTACAAATGAATTATATATTACGGGTAGTGTAACGGGCTCATACAATGGTAAGGGTGGAGTGTGGTGGACGGGTTCAGCAACATCACAATCATTTAGTTATCAAAGTGCAGATATTAATATGAATGTAAAAACTATGTTTACTTCATGGATATCGGGTTCATTGCCAAATGAGGGTATAATTTTAAGACATTCAAGTGTATTAGAAAACGATGAGGAAGATTACGGACAATTAAAATTCTTTGCAAAAGAAACAAATACTATATATCAACCAAAAGTTAGAATTGGTTGGAATGACCAATCATTTGTAACGGGTTCGTTAACTCAACTGACTTCTGATGATATTCATGTAACATTTAAAAAATTAAAAACAAAATATAAGGTAGGAAGTATTATTGAAATTGGAGTTTTTGCTAGAGAAAAATATCCACTTAAAACTTACTCAAATACCTTTGCATATAACGATATAAAATATTTACCATCTACAACTTATTATCAAATTAAAGATGTTATTACTGATGAGGTTATTATTCCATTTAGTGATTATACAAAAGTAAGTTGTAATAGTAACGGAAATTATTTCAAATTAAATTTAACGAATTGGGAAACTAATAGAAGTTATTATGTTGAAATAAAAATAGATAGAAGTGGTGTAATAGAATATTTTTCAGATAAAGATTTAACGTTTACAATAGAGAAATAAGATATGTCATTACAAAACGAATTTAGAGTTTCAGAATTAATATCAAGTGGTTCTGCTGTGATTACCTCTCAAAACGAGCAAGGTAATCATACTTTTTATATCAAACCCACTGCCGAAGATTTTGATGGTGAAACTTCTGGATATGTTGAACGACCTAAATATAATGAAGAACAATTAAAAAAGGCGGTTAATGTTGTTGTTGATGAATTAATAGCAGCACCTGCAAAACCACAACCAAAAGTTGTTCCTCAAAAAACATATGATAGATTAGAAACAATATACAATCAATCATTAGGAAAAAATACTGATTTAAGTAAACAATTAAGTGATGCCTTAGCAGAGATAGAAACCCTAAATACTGCAAATGATGCATTGGCTACTCAAATAGATGTAGAGAGATTATTAAGGGCATCTGCAGAAAATGAATCTCAAATTACGAATGAAAAATATGTTTCTCTAATACAAGATTTTCAAAACGCACTTTCAAAGGGTATTAAAGAAGGTATTGAGAGAGTTTCATTAGAAGCACAACTTAGAGGATTACAAGCTGAAAAGCAAACCTTTGATGAATTACAAAAGAATTTAACGGCTCAATTAGATGCTGCTAATGCAAGAGGAATAGAATTACAAAATCAAGTTACCAACGCTCAACAATTATTAGCATCTGCTCAAATTACGGCATCACAAGCACAAGCATCTGCTGCAGCAGCAAATGCATCTGCCACTCAAGCACAACTTGCTAATACTAAGAAAAAGAAAATTATTTGTAATGAACTTTACAAACAAGGATTCTTACCACAACATATTTGGAATGCGGATGAGTTATATGGTGAAATGATGTATAAGAAAGACCCATCATTAGTTTTAGGATATATGATGTGGGCTAAAAATGTGGTTAACTTTATGAAGGCAAAACCACAATATACAAAGTGGATTTATAAAATGGTAAAGCCGTGGACAGAACATATGGCTTACGAAGTTGGAATTTTACCTAATGATAATTGGATAGGAAAACTAATTCATAAATTTGGTAAACAATATTGTTATTATGTTTATAATAAACAAATGAGTAAAAGAAAAATACTAGCATGGCAATAAATCAATTCAAAGAAATAGTAGATAAAAAAGGCTACAAAGTTGATAGTAAAGATAGAGCAATTTTTGAAAAAGAAGTTGCCAAATCTTACTTTGGGTTAGGTGATGCCGATACTATTGAATTTATTTTATATGATTCAAGTGATAATTTATTACCACAAGGTGAAAATGGAGATTTAGTTAGATATATTTTTTTAGATGATGCAAACATTACAAAATATTTTATTTTTAGTGAAAACAAATCTAATAAAAAAACAAATGGTGCTAGAGAATATATTATTGATACTGAAAAGTTAGTAAGAGATTCTGGCTATTCTAATGGAATATTTAAAACTCAAACAACCCTACTAAATAGAAGAGTTGGTTCTGAAACGGTGGATAAGGATAAATTATGGATACATGAAATATCACCATCTCGTACTGAAATTAGGGTTTTACCATTAAAAGATATTAATGAAAATACAATTGAAGATTTAGATATCAGATTAAATATTTTATTAAAAGATGGACAATTTAAAGATGATACAATTTATTTTATAGAACCATTTGTACAATCATTAAAAGTAGAAAATATTCTAAAATCATTCTTAATGCAAAAGGGAACAATTGCAGAAGGAGAACAATATAGAAAGTTAATCCAAACCGAATTCAAAATTCAGAATTGGGAAAATTTTATAAATACAATTAGAGAAAAATTAGTTGAGACTACCAAACATTTTGTCGGTAATAGAGATACTAATATAACCTCTCTTAATTATGGTAAACCACTTTCTACCCCAAAACCAATAGAATTATCAATAGTTAAAATAAAAGAATTTATAATTAGTTCTCTTATTCAAATTATAAGTTTTTATTTACCTAAACAAGATATACAAGAAGATAATATATTAACAAAAGAAGAGCAAATTACATTAGATGCAACTAAGGAGATTTTAAAATCAATAATTAGTTCTAATACAAATGAGGCTAGTGGTATTGGTAATAAACAAGGAGTAGTCAGAGGATGTACTGACAGAAACGCTAAGAACTATAACCCATTAGCAACGGAATCCGATGGTTCATGTCAATATAATCCACCAATAGATGTAACCCCAATTGAAAAAATTAAAGGATGTATGGATTCATTTGCTTTGAATTATAATAAATTTGCAGTTATCGATGATGGTTCTTGTAAATATGCAACCAGAGATGGAGATGTTAAACCACCAACAACTACAAAAACATTCTATGTTTGGTCATCGGAAGGTGGTATATTATTTACTGATGCAGATGGTAATAAACAAACTAATGTTTTCGGCAGAGAATATGATTCATTGACAATTACATATCAAGTAATTGATTCGTTTAGTGGTGATGTAAGGGAAGTGCCAAAAATTAGAGAAACATATAAAACTGCATTATATAGAGTTTATAATAATTCATATTATACTTGGAATGGAAGTGGGTATAATGGATATAATGGATATAATGGATATGATTCATATAATGGAATGGGTTATAATGGATATGATTATGGGTGGAATGGATATAATCAAAATGGAGGAGTATCTGCACCAGTATTTTATAAAAACTCAAGTGGATATCCCGTTTCGTTAGATTCAATACAACCAGGCCAATCAGTTGAAATATGTGCAGTTGAGAATAGTATTAGTAGTGGGCCATATATACAAGTTGTTTTAGTTGGTCCTTGTAATGGTGAACCAAATACATATATACCCGTAACACCTAGCGGTGGTGGTGGTGGTGGAGGAAATACATTCGGTGGAGGAGCAGGATATGATGGTAGTTTTGGTGGTGGTGGCGGAGGTGGAGGACAGTTCGATACCCAATCATTACAAAATTTTTCATAAGTAATTGATAAAATCATACTTATATAAACAAGGATTAGAATAAATGTCAGCAGCAGCAAATAACGACCTATTTCAAAATGATAATACAATGAATACCAATCCAAATGGTGTTTCATTGGGTGCACTTAATGATGGAACTGGTACTGGTGGATATGGTGGTGCAACATATGGATTTATTCCTATTGGTGGCGGTGGAGGAGGTGGTGGAGGTACTATCATTTACGGATGTACTGACCCTGCTGCTAGTAATTATAACGCTGCGGCATCCTATAATGATGGTTCTTGTTTATATGCCCCAACTAATGTATATAATACACAAAATTTAGTAGTTGAAATAGGAATACAATCTAATCCACAAGATGGAATAGTATTGGTAGATGGTGTAATACAAAATGTAAAATCAACCCCTACTGAATTAACCTTTAATCAAAAAGAGTTACTTACTCCTAAACAGATAACACTTCAAAAATCAGGAGTAGAATCTTCAGATGTTTATAAGGTTTATACTTTAAAAAAAGAAAATAGAAAACAAATTCCGGTAGAAATTCCATTTGATGATGTAATTGGTTATACGTTTGAACAAGACCCCCAAAACCCAAACTCAGTAATTAGGAAAAAGGTAGAAAGACCAAAAGTATATGAAAGTTTAGTATATTTTACTTATTATCAATTGATAGTTGAAAAATTAATCGATGGTAAGTTTGTTCAACAAAACGTATTAGAATCAAGTACTGAAACTGATGCTGTATTAAGTACAACATTAAAATTTGATTTACAAACATTTCCAGTACCAATTGACCCACTTCCTGAAGCGGTTGCAAGGATACAAATAAATGGTGATGTTTATCAAAATGATTTAATATCATATCGTGCATCAAATGGTGTAACTGGAAATGTTACATCTGGCAGAAATGAATTTGATTTCTCACCCAATTCAGGTGGTGGTAATTATATTCAATTTACTTCAAACGGATTATCATCACAAACACATGCAGTTGTATACGAAGTAATTACAAAGGGAAATAGTATTAAATATGATAGGTTAGATTTTAAAATAGAACCAGGAATTGATAATGTAGTAGTTAATGTTTCGGTATCTAAAAAATCAAATGATAATATACCTGCTGCAGATGCCCCTACATTAAGAACCGAAGGTATTTCTTTTGAATTTAATATAGCAGGTAATGATAATTTAAACATACCATATAATAGTGCTAATGCATCGGAGATTATCTATTCATTAGGTTCTACCCAACGTACACTATCCCCAAATGGTTCAATTGTTTTATCTAAAAATGATTTTTATAATGGTGTTGGTAACTATGTGGTTTATTTACAACCTCGTTCGGATAGAGCAGGCAGTGGTCAAACTACAAAGATTACAATCAATGTAGTTAATAAATACTATCTACCAGGACCAGATATTACACATATTAATTATCCGCAGAATATTAAAGGTGCGGATTTTAAAGGATTTAATGTTGATTTTGATATTAGTTGGCAATCAATTAATACAAACTACATTGAGATGTATGTCTCAAAGTATGATAAACAATATGCAATTGGTAAACTATCACCTGCAGGTTTAATTACATTAAATGTAGAAGAAGTTTTAAGAAAAGCACAAAATCAATTTAATGAAGATACTGATAAAGTTCAATTTGAAATTTTATTAGTTCCGTTTAATGCAGAAGGTGATGAATTAACCGAAGGTAAGATTGAAAGAATTTCCATTTTATTTGATAAAGGAGATTTAAAATTACGAAGAGGTAGTGTAATTGCCGATATTAGAAGTGCGTTTGAAATTAACTTAGACCAAAAAATATTAGAAGAAGAAATTTCTAAATTTTTAACTCACTATCTACACTTAGGTGATGGTGATAATAAATTAATTGCAACTTGGGGAGTTGATACTGAAACTTTTTCTGAATATAAAACAAATTCAGAGACGGGGACTCGTACAAAAACAAAAGAACAAAAATCTTTAGTTTTAAAATTGTATGAACCACTTCCTAGAGAGATACAACCCAATCAACAATTATGGATATCTAAAATTCAATCAATTCCTATAATAGAACAAGTTACTATTATTGATGAATTAAAAAGTGAGTGTACTCCATTAAAACCAAATTTTAATGTAACAATTGGTGATGAAATTGGATATCAAATATTGGATGATTTAATTTCAAGTGGTTCTAACACATCTACTGATTTAATTAACTCATATGTGAGTTCAAGTGAATTTTCATTAGAGAATTTAAATATTCAATATGAAAGTAGTTCAACTTATGCGTGGTCTAATTTTGTAAAATACTCATCAGCAGAAGAAAGAGTAAAAAACTTTTTATATAAAGTTGAATTAATTGAATTTTATAATACTAAAATAAATTTTGTATCAAGTAGTTTAACGTATTCCCCATCATCATCGTTAGAATACAAAAAACATATTGAAAATAAAAATAAAGTTCAAGCTGGATTTGATGGATTTGAAAAATATTTGTTTACATCATCATCAAATGGATTAACGTATCCATTTATTGATTCATCATCGTATTACAATCCAAGTAGTTCTCAAGTTACTGATTGGTATAATGGAATTATAGATGATGCACAACAATACGATTATAATAACAAAAATATATTAGTAAACAATATTCCTGCACATATTACAAATGATGCTGAAAATGCTGAGTTTGTTTTATTTTTAAATATGATGGGTCAACACTTTGATACCCTATGGTCATATACAAAAGGAATTGCACAATCTAAAAAATTAGAACACAAATACGAAGATGGTATTGGTAATGATTTAATATATCATATGTTAGAATCATTGGGTTGGAACGCCGATATGGGAGTTCAATCTCAATACCTATGGGAATATGCATTTGGCAAGAATTCAGATGGGTCATCTTCATCTTCAATGAGTGGAAAATCTCGTCAACATCAAGTATGGAGACGAATACTAAATAACTTACCATATCTATTAAAACATAAGGGTACAAAAAGGGCATTAAGTGCAGCAATGGCTTGTTATGGTGTTCCATCCTCCATGTTAACAATAATGGAATATGGTGGACCAAATGACCCATCAACTGATGCAACTACAACATTTACATTTGATGATAGAACCTGTGCGTTACATTTTGAAACGGGTTCATTCTTACAAGTTCCTTTTAAAGATTATTCAGATTCCAATGGAACTGATTTTCCTAACGCAATTGAATTTAGTATTAATACTATACAAAGTAGTGTTACTCAAAGCCTATTAAGAACTGATAAATGGGTATTAGATTTAGTACCGGGAACTGGTTCTCTTGCTAAATTAGAATTTAAAATTACAGGTAGTAATTCAACTCAATCGGTATCTACTGATTATATACCATTCTACAATGATGCATATACAAATATTGTTTTAAATAGAAGAACTGGTTCTACTACCGAAGTGTTTGAATTGTATTTCAAAGAAGGATTTCAAGGAAGAATCAGAAATGAAGCAAATGCTACTTTATCATTACCAATTGGTTCAACTACTTGGAAATCGGGTTCTATACTATATGTCGGTGAAGGATTAACTGGTTCATTAGATGAATTCCGTTTATGGAGAACTCCTTTACCGGAATCTCGTATTGATAACCATACCTTATTGCCTGATGCAATTGATGGTTCACATATTTCTGCATCGACGGTTGATTTGTTATTCCGTTTAGATTTTGAATATCCAATCAGTACTACCGGTTCAACATCAGTACCATCTGGTTCTATTAAAAACGTTTCTATCAATAATGGGTACTCAAATTTTGCAACTGCCTCTAATTTTACTGCAAATACGACATATCCATATAATTACATACCATATGAAAGAACAGTAACTGCAAAAGTTCCTTCAAGTGGATTGACGGTAGGAAATAAATTTCGATTTGAAACACAAACCCTATCAGGTGATTTAAATTATAAAAGTAGAGCAACTAAAAAATCATATGACCAGGCACCAATAGATACGGATAGATTAGGATTATTCTTCTCACCTATGAAGGAAGTGAATATGGATATTCTACGTTCTTTGGGTGAGTTTAATATAGATGATTATATTGGTAATCCTGCAGATGAATACAACGATTCATACTCAGATTTAGCTACTTTAAGAAATTATTATTTCCAAAGATATAATTTAAATACTCACGAATATATTCAATTAGTAAGATATATTGATAAATCACTTTTTGAAACATTGGAATCATTAGTTCCTGCAAGGGCTAAAGTTTCATCTGGTTTATTAATTGAACCACATATTTTAGAAAGAAGTAAAGTTAAATGGAATAAACCATCTGCAATAAATGCTCAACATGAAGTTACTATTGATACAAATGAAACTACGAACCAATTTGCATCATACCAAAATATAAATGCTTTTATTTCTACATCTAATGCAATTGATTTAAATGTAACAAACCCACAATATTCCGTTGAAATTCAAACACACGGGGATTTAAATTTAGTTGCAACAAATAATTCTTATAATGGAGAAGTAGATACATTTAGTACTACAAATGTGTTTGGAACAATTACAACTGATTCAACCAAAACAATGGGTGGAATATTTGCACCAATCGATGCTAAAATAACAGGTTCGATACGAGGTGAATACGACCAAACTGAGTTTACTCAAGTTGGATTAGATAAAAATTCTTTATCGGTTGCCGGATTTGGATTATTTGGTTCTAATGGAAATGTAATTAGAACATATAGAGATGTTTGGGGTAATTTTATAAAAGAAAGAAATAAAGTATTTTTAATAAAAGAAAGTTATTCAAAAAATATACCTGAAAATATAAACGCGTTAGATAAAAGTATGGGAACACAATTAGTTTCGACTACTTTTTATAGAACAAAAGTTACTATATTAGATTGGGATGGTGTAACTCCAACAGTTGGTGGTAATATTGTAGAGGTAACTCCGTTAAATGGTTATTTCTCAACCCATTATAGAAATACCGGTGATTTATCAACCGGATTACAAAATAGTTATTTTAATGGGTCTAAACAAACCTCTACAACTAATATTTTAGGTGGTTCACCGGTTCAAACATTCACAACTAACCCTAATATATTAAAAGTTTCAGATACAGGAAGGGGAAGTGGAGAACCAATTTTAGTAGTTGATTAATGAAAATTATTAAATACTTATATTTATATACGAAAGTAAAAAAGAAAATACAAAAATTATGGCATACTTAGATAATTCCGAAATCACAGTTGATGCGATTCTTACTAAGAAAGGTAGAGAAAAATTAGCATCTGGGCAAGGTCTTAACATTACTAAATTCGCATTGGGTGATGATGAGATTGATTACACACTTTATGAACCAGCACACCCAAAAGGTTCTGCTTATTATGATGCAGCAATCAGAGCGATTCCTGTAACTGAAGCATCTCCTGATGAAACTCAAGTTCTAAAATATAAATTGGTAACTTTACCAAAAGGTACAACTAAAATTCCTAAAGTAGAATTTGGTGTTCCATCTATTTCAGTAAACCAAAGAAGTGGTCAAGTATCTTTAACTCCAACAACATCACCAAGTGGAAACGGACAGTCAGGATATACAATTGTATTGGCAAATAAAAATGCAGGTTCAATTGTTGGTAGTGGTATCGCAGCAGGTACGGGTACAATACCTGTATTCTTAGGTGATGAAATCACAACAACGGCAGCAGTAGAAAGAGGATTAACGTTCTCATTTATTCCTAACCCAAATACAACACAAACTATTAAGACAACTATAACAGTATATGGTAACGAAACAGGTGGTTCTCAAACTATTCCTGTAACCGTATCTTATATAGCTTAAACGGAGAATAAAATAATATGGCACAAATTACAGGACAGGCAGGAGTAAACTTAACAAACGAACTATCAGCTTATTTACTAGCTAATAATGGAAACGTAACTACCGAGCAATTATCAAATCTTATAAATCAATATCTAACAGGTGGTGATAAACTTGCTGCACAAGGAGGTTCAATTACAACTGGTATCTACAAAAGATTTGGCGAATTCGACCAAATTACAGGTAAGGTAGAAGTTGTAACGACTGGCCTTTGGAGTGGTGATACGGGAAGTTTAAATTATTTTTCAACATCTTCAACTCAAGCGGTAGCAGCAAGTTCAAATTATTATTTAGATGTATATAAATCGGGTTCGTCTGATATTCAATTTGCTGTAACATACGGACACAAATATGCAAGTGGTTCAATTTCATTAGGTAATGATGACGATTCAACCCTAGCAACAAAAGCAACATACGCACAATATCGTTCTATTTTATTAGACCAAACGGACGAATTTTTCACATTTGATTCAGCATCAGGTGAAGGTTTACACAATTCTAGTGATATCTATGTTATTAACGTAGCAAGGGCTAGATATAAAGAAACAATGGATGCTGGTAATTGGCAATTATCCCTAAGTGGTTCAAACGGTGTAACTACATTTATTGATGATAGTGGTAAAAAATTCTCTGATACCGTTGGTAAAGCAGGTAGAATATTTTATGTAGTATCTGGTTCTACAAATTTAGGACAAGATTCAGAAGCAACTATTAGTGGTAGATATGATACAAGTGGACGTGGATTTGGATTATTTTATCCAGACCAAGGGCTTATTGTATTAAACCCTACAGCAATTCATTCAAAAATTGGTTCATCAAAAGATAGTGGTTCAGTAGGTGGAAAATCAATATATAGTGGTGTTTCTTACGAAGGTAAAAATCAATTCTTATTGTATAATGCAATTAAGGGTGGAGCAGATTTTGAAGCAAGAAGAACTGAAAACGTTTCAACCTCTCATTACTTTGTAAGAGCAACAAATAGAGAATTTAACTTCTCAAATAACCCAACATTTACAAGTGGCTCATCTGATGGGTCGTTTGTTGAATCAACATTTGAAAGAGACCCAAAAACATATATTACAACAATTGGTCTATACAACGATGCTAACGAAATGTTAGCAGTTGCTAAAACTTCACAACCGATTGCAAAATCGTTTGATAAAGAAGTTTTAATAGCGGTTAAATTAGATTTCTAATTAAAAAATTATTTGGGAGTATCGTAGAACAAAAACCAAATAACATATTCAAAGAACCCAACCCTAAAAAGTTGGGTTTTTAGTTATTAAAATACTTATATAGGTAAGGAATTCACTATGTTTAAATCAATACCCAAATCAAATATATCTAAAAGGTCATTCAATGTATATAAACTTTGGAATGCGGACCAGGGTGATTATCCTATTATAAAGGTATATAATGAAACTGGTTTATTTGATGAAAACTCAGACAAAAGTGAAGGTTATTTTGTTCACACCTTATACAATTCATTAAAAAGTAAATACTATTCAAAAGAAGGTAATTCATTTACAACATTTGGTTCATCAAAAAATTTAGCAGATTTAGCATCTGAAAGAGTAATCCCAAATACATTTCAAATAATACCAATTGATAGAAATCGATTTGGAGAAGAGATAAAAAAACGAAGTATTGTATTATCCGCCGCTGGATTAGATTTGGTTGATGATGGGTATGGTACAATTAGAGAAGTAGGTAATGCATATACCTTAGTTAGTCTTAATTTGGATAATAATGGGGTTGGGTATTTAACTATTTCTGATGGAGCGGTTAATTTTAATATTGAAGTCCTATCAATGGATTTAAATGATGGGTCATCTACTTTAATTTATAACGGAGATACTGATGAATATTTTATAATTTCTATTGATTTTGAAAATAATAAAATTAATTTTACAGCAGAATTAAATTTTGAAAATAGTAATATAAAATTAAAAACACATGGTAATGTATTTTATGATGATGGTTTAATTGTAATTACTGATGATATTCTTTTTACTAGTTATTCATTGGATTATCGTTCAACACACACAATATATGAAACCGAAATTTTAATTTCTGCTAATAGTGGAGAATTTAATTATTCACAAAATCCAACCGCGGTTAAGGTATTAGTTAGTGGTTCGTATGATTTTGAAATAACAGGAGTAGCCAATTCGTTCCCTGCAGGAACTAAAAAAATAAAAGAGGTATCAGATATATCCCGTAGAGAGTTTTTTAGCGGGTCTATTGGTTCGATTAGTGGTTCATGGGAGGATTACTATACAAGTGGTTCATCTGACCCGACTGGTTCTTATTTAACCACCTATATTACTACAATTGGATTGTACGATGATGATGATAATCTATTAGTTGTTGCTAAATTACCAAAGCCAATAAAAAACTTACCGGATTATAATCTTAATTTTTTAGTCCGTTTTGACACTTAATGATATTTATAAGCATATAACAAAAAAAACCTATGGCACAAATTAACATTCTTGATGTAAATGATAATATCATTGAATCAAATATTACTGAAGAACAATTAGCAGAATTAGTAAATAGAGACCTTTCACCCGATGGATTGGCTTATTATTATTATCCTGGTGATGAGGTTCAATTAAATGAAATGAAATCAGCAGAATATTCTGAAAGTATTAGATTTATAAAAAGAGTAGAAACTACAAACGAATAAAAAAAGGAAAAAACTATGTATAATTTATTAGATTCAACTGAAGCGGTTATAGAAACAAATGTATCAGAAGAAGCAGCAGCAGTATTGATGGAACACACCAATGAAGATGGATATTTTTATTTTTATTACCCTTTGGAAACTGAACAAGTAGAAACCCTTAAACAAGAAAAAGGCGAATTTATTAGATTTCTTAAAAGAGAAGTAGTTGAATAATAAATAGGAAATAAAATTATGGCTAGTATATTAGACTTATATAAAAATTCTGATTTTGCTAAATTAGCAGATAAATCTAAAGATAAGACACCTTATTCTGAAGATAAATCTTTTAAAGCAAATGCGGACGAAGCAAAACTTGCAAAATCTAGAGGTGGTAAACTAAAAGATACAAAGTATTCTACTACTGTTAAACCTTAAATAAATTCGTTTGGCGTTATTAATAAACCATTCCGAAAAGTGGGCGTTTTTTCACATACCTAAAACAGGCGGCTGCTCCCTTAGTGAAATTCTTTTAACAATTAAAGGAACGGAGTTTATAACCACCCATAACGATTTATCAGCATTTGGAGATATTGAAGATTATTTTATTTTTACATTTGTAAGAAACCCATTTACAAGATTAGCATCGTGGTATCATCATGAGGTAAGAATGGGATGTGATAAAACTTTTGGTAATTTTATTAAATCTATTTTTGAACATAATTTCTTATACTATCCTCAAACATTTTTTCTAAATAATAATAAAACTGAAAAACGAAATATTAGTTTTATAGGTAGGTATGAAAATTACTCAAACGATGTAAGTTTCCTATTCCAAAAATTAGGACACCCTACTCCCAAAATACCACATCTTAATAGAAACTCCATATACGAAAGACACCCAGCTTTAAATCAACACAAATATTATAAATCTTTATATAAGGAAGATTGGATAAAGGATTGGGTTAGAACTAAATACAAAGACGATTTTCAAAATTTTAATTATGAATTGGATATATAAAGAAAAGGTTATATCAGAAATATCTGAAATGCCAGAAGGTACAATTGGTTTTATTTATAAAATAACCCACAATATAACCGGCCAATATTATATTGGTAAAAAGAGTTTATACTCACATAGAACTCTAACCCCATTAAAGGGGTATAAACGAAATCGTAAAGTTGTCAAAGAAATGAAATGGCAAGATTATTGTTCATCAAATGATGTTGTTAAAACATGGACAAATGAACCAATTACGAAAGAAATCCTACGCTTTTGTCAATCAAAGAAAGCCCTCACATATTACGAATTACAAGAACAATTTGCAAACAATGTATTAGCAGATGAAAAATCCCTAAATGAGAACTTAATGGGAAAATTCTTCAAAAGAGATTTGGAAATCTCATAAATTTGTTGTATCTTTGTTAGACTTAATGCAAATATAATAAACGTACATAAATTTGGAA